CGTCAGTGGCGCCACGTTCGGCGGCAATGCTTGCCAGCGCATCCACGTCCACTTTGCGGCGTTCGGATGTAAATTGCCGTAACTCTTTGCCTTGAGGCAACGGAATGGGAGCTTGGCGCGCAAGTGCCTTTAGGCCGTCGTCAATCACCTCGACGTGACGCTTGATGACTTTCAGGCGCGTGTACACGTCACCGGCCTCGTGAGGCGTCAACGTGGCAACCTTGGCCTTTAGGTCATCGATGGTGCCCGTAAGCTGACGAGCAAGCCCAACGTGCGCCGGGCACGACGCCATGGCGGGGCAATAGCGGCAATGGTCGCCCATCTTGACGTTCGGCACGGAGCCGGATGCAAGTAGTTCGCGCGCTGCAAGCGTTTGCGCGTGTGCCGTGTGCACGTCGTCGACGAATGCGTCGAGTTCTAGCGCCGTGAACACGGCCGAATCGACGCGGATGCCCCCATCGTCAAACAGGTAGACGATACGCCCCTCGACTTCATACTCATCGTGCATTTGCATAGCGCATGCAGCGGCGAATTTGATTTGCGCGTTATCGCGCGCGGGCGTCACGTCTTGCCCCGTCTTCCAGTCAATGACGATTGGGCGCCCATAGGCTTCGTACCTGTCATCGACGGCTTCGACATCTGTCGAACCAGCAACGTGCGCATCATCAACGTCGTAGTTGCGCCCGATGTTGTAGCCGAGGCGCGAGGCTTTACCCGTCGGCGCGTGTAGCGCGTACGCCGGCTCTGCCTTGGCGTGGTTTAGCTTCGTCAACAGCCGCGAAAGCGGAATGCGGCTGCATCGCGCACGGTGCTCCTCTGGCACGAGCACCAAAGCGTCATCAGCCGTCGACCCGCCAATCACACGAGCCAAATACTCGTGGACCACGGAGCCACGTTCAGCGGCTTTTGATGTGGTGCTAACGGTCGGCAGTACCGCGCTTGCTGGGCAATGGAGAACGCGCTCAAGCGCTGACGCCGTGATGATGGGCCTACGCATGCGCGTCCTTTCGCGTCGCTTTGGCGCGCTCTGAGTAGGCAAATTGCAGTCTCTTGCGATCGTCGTCGCTCACGGTGCCGGAGTCGATTGCGTCCTTGATGACCTTGCGAAGTTCGGCAAGGTTCGCATCCTCGGCATAAATTCGCCCCAGAAGTTCGTCGGCGACGGACACAGCTTCATCAGATAGATGGGCCGCAACCTTTGGCACATCGTCGACCTTCTCGCCGTCAAGCCAGCCGAGAAGCGTGTCAGCAAAGTCTTCGGTGCACGGCGTAGCGACGTAACCTTGAAGCGCGCTGCATCGGGTCTTGGTGACCACAAAGCGATTGGTGGGGTCAAGTTCGGCAACGACGTCAAATTCGTACTCCACGCCGTCACGCTGGACGGCACCCATGCCAATCTTTCGCGGCGTCTTTTTCCCACGTTCATCTTCTTCAAGCACATACTCCTGCTTGGCGCGCAACGTGGCAATCACGTGCATCTTGCAACTAACGATGGCGTCGATCAGCGCGTTGTGCGCGGGCGTGACGCTTCGCCATGCGGTGTAAGAGTTGCCGGCTCGCGACGAAGCGGAAATTTTGTCCACCATCTCGAGGGCGCCGCCGCGCCCCATCCACTCGTGAGAAAGGCTATCGATGACAAGCACCGAGTAGCCGGCGGCCTCTGCGGCTTTGAGGATTTTCACGTAGGTTTGCGGGCTGAAATCCTCCGGCTCGCAAACATCGAAAGGAAACTTGTCGGCGTACTTGCTGGCGCTTCCTCGCTCCGAATCGAGCACGGCCACTTTGTTGCCTTGGGCCAGGCGATGAGCGATGCGAAGGGCTGTGTATGTCTTGCCACTGCCGGATGGGCCGACGAGGGAGAGGCGTAGCTTCGATTCCTTCTTGGTTGCCTTGGTAAACATCATGCCTCCTGAAATCCGTCGTAGACGGCCATGTTTGCAAAGCGTGCATGCGCCGCGTGGGCAGCGAGATCCATCTGGGCACCGTCAAGTGCCGTCATGGCTCGCCGGTATTCGTCGGCGGCGGCGTCGGCGCTGAGGCTCAGGTGAGCCCATTGGGTATCGAGCTCACGGAGGAGAGAACGTAGCGGCGGGGCGCGATCATCAAGCAGGGAGGCCACAGCCACGCGGTACGCGTTCGCGACTATTTGACGGCATTCGCAAATCTTGAAAGCTACGCGCGCGTTTGCCTCGCACGACGCAAAGATCACAAGCGCGTCGAGATTGCGAAGCGCGAGCTCGTTCAGCACCCCTTCGTCCAACGCAAGGCCGGCGGCATACAACGACGCCAGAAAACGATGCGCCATCACAACATCGGGGGAGGATTGCAGCTCATCAACAAGCGACTGCAATCGACTAACGCGCCCTGAGCCTTGGCACCGCTCGCACGGTTTTCGTGTCTCGCGCGGATGACAGTCGCCTGGTTTGCCGACGCCTCGGCATGGTTCGTTGACCCAACCGTGTTCACCGGTGAGAAACCCCGTCCCCTCGCAATCGTCGCAATCCACCGCGCTGCTCCCATCATCCTCGCAACCATCGCCTCAAATGGCCGATGTATGTACGTCAGACGAATCGCAATCTGTTGCGAATCAACAACGTAGTCAACACGCAAGAGCGAAAGTGCGCATAAACAGCGGAAAAACTGAGACAATCGTCACTGGTGACGATGGATAAATGCAACCGCCTAACAACGACGGGGGAAAATTGAATGTGGAAATCGACGTCGAAAATCCGCGCACGAGACGGTGTTTCTTCCAACGACTGGGCCGTGATAGCGCGCGCCTGTGCGCGGTTTATGACGGAAATCGTGCACGTCAAAACAGAGGACATTCGTGTTCGCGCGTTGCGCGAGCTTGTCATGGTTGCGTGGAGGCACGCGCGCAATCAGTCGCCAACAGACTAGCGGCGGCGTTTCTTTGGGTCGGCAAGGCCAGCGCGTTGTAGGTGCGAGGTCAAAGTTTTAACCGCATCGATGACCGATTCGTCAAACGGCACATCGGTAACGCCATGCTCACGCGCGATGCGGTGATAGGTCACTTCGTCGCGTGCTTGTTGCCAGGTGATTCCAACCTTGTTGCCCATATTGGCACGAGCGTTGTCCACGTCCTCCACCGTTGCGCCGTCAAGCATGGCGGCGGCGGCGCCTACGTCAAACGGTCCCATTTCCGCGGACTCGGTGGCCTTCGGCAAACCTTCGCCAAGAATCACCCACATCAAGCTCACGCCGGTTTCCTTGGCAAACCGCGCTAGAAAAACAGGGTCAGGGGCACCGGTCTCTCCCGCAGTGAGGCGCGACACCCATGATGCGTCGGTTCCGATGCGCCTAGCTATCTCGCGAGCCGACAGATCGCAGGAGCGCAACGCCCACGCGGCTCGTTCGTTGATGGTTTTCACGGCCTTTTCCCCCATTGTGGCCTTCCTAAGAAAATTGCATGTTGACTTATTTGCTGGTGCGCAACACCCTGGCGCGCGTGCAACACCCTAAGGATCCTACAAGCGTTGGCGCTCGTATGTTGAGAGCCAAACTGGACGAGCTTGGCTTGACGCATTTGGCCGAGGAAATCAACGTCGCACGGTCGACCGTTTGGCGATGGGCTTGCGACCAAACCATCCCGAGCGTGCACTTTGCAGTCATTTTGCGGGATCTGTACCGGATTCCGATCGATGCGTGGGTAACCGATGCGAGCCCGTCGCGTGAGCGCTGACGGATGGTTTGTGCGCGCGGCGGCGGAAATGGTCGTTGGTGTGCTCATGCGATTGGAAAATTGGATGGTCAATGCGCGGCGTAAAAAGCGCGTCCGCGCCGAGATGGAAAAGAGGTTGAGACTATGAACTGCGATGGTTGCGATCAGGACATCACGTCGCCCAACACCGCGCGCGTCGCGTGGAGCGTTGGGGACTACGCTTTTGGCAAGCGTGCCGCGCAGGGCGTTGTTGTGTTGCACGGCGAGTGCTACCCAAGTTTCTGCACGGTTGTCACCGCCGGCGTGTGGGGCGCCTATCGGCAAACCGCATGGGTGCCGCTGGAATCGTTCGCTGGCGACGGCGACATCATCGCGACGCTTCGACGCTGGAACACGTTCGACGCTTACGATCTTGGCCGATTGCGAATCATCGACGCCGAACGGTACGAACAACGAATCGCCGCCGCGTGGAAACCATCGCGCATCCGGCATGCGTTCACGCGATGGTGGAGGTCCGAACAATGATGGACGGATTACCTGACGAGCTACAAGCCCTGTGGTTCCGTTGCGTCGAGACCGCCATGGACCGGGCGAAAACGGATTTCGTTTCGCAAGTATCGCAAATTTGCGCCCGCCGTTTACTGGCCGCGCTTGAAACCAAGCCAACAAACGACAACGCGCAAGGTCGACTCGTGATTGATGAGGTGACTCAAGCTCGAGCGCGCGCCATATTGAAGCGAGAAAACCCGGCTCTTTATCGTCAGGCGATGGCCATTCGAGCGGAGAAGCGTCGAACCAACGCTGACAGCAAAGTGTCGTCAACTGTCGACCGCGACAAGCTACGCAAGAAGATGGAAGACCTTGGGATGTTGTGAGACCAAGAAGAGGACAACCATGATGCGGGGGATTTACGTCGAAGCGCACGGCCACAAGTGGCGCGTGCGTGGCAAGGTTACGGAAGATGGTCGCGTTCTGAAGAAGACTATCGGCACCTACGACACCGAAGAAGAGGCGCGAGCCGCCGCCGACTTGTGCCGCGACAACAAAAAAGCCGCCGCTCGCCCAACCCGCCGCCTTGCGACGGCTGGAAAAAGCATCATCGAAATTGGTCAGCAGATGCTGGATGAGGAGAACGCCGGCAGGCAACGCCGAAGCGTGTTTCAACACATCGAAGCTGACATCATCGGCAAGATGGACGTGCGCCTCGTTGGACCGCCGGAGGTTTCGGCGTTCAAAGCGCGCCTTTTTGAAAAGAAGGTTACGCGCGTACAAACAAAGAAAAAGGGCAACGCGTGGGTGCGGGATAGTGTCACCCTGGACAAGACGCTTGCCGATCAAACGGTTCGCAACATCGTCAACTTGCTCTCGACGATCTTCCGTTACGCGCGCGAAAAGGGCATCACATCGGGCGATTTGCTCCCCACTCAAAAGCTGACCTGGAAGCGTCGCAAGAAAACGCACCTCGTAGGATGGGCTATGAGGCCCCACGAGCTCGAAGCGTTTTGCAACGCCGTCGACGGTCCCGAAAAGCACATGTTCCGCTTCATCGCTTACACGGGCCTTCGTGCCGGCGAGGCCGCGAGCCTTCACTGGCGTGACGTGGTGACGACGGGCGACGAACCTCACGCGTGGATACGGTACGGCGGACCTCCATCGATGGACCAACGTGGTCAATACGTTTGGCCCCCTACGAAGGGCGGAACGCCGAGGCGCATCCCCCTGTTCGCCGAAGCCATCGAGGCTCTGCACGCGTGGCACACCGAAGCGCAAGAATGGTTCGACGCGGAAGGTCTCCGAAACGAACATCGGCTTGTGTTCCAACGCCAGAAGGGAGGCGTGCGCGACCCTATCCACCTCATCAAGTCGGAGTGCTGGCGCGCGGCTAAGACGAGGGCAAGGCTCGGGAAGAACGTGCGCGTGCACGACCTCCGTCACACTTGCGCGACGTCGCTCCTGCGTGGGTGGTGGGGTCGCCGTTGGAGTGTGAAGGAGGTGCAGCTGATGCTTGGTCACGCCGACCCTCAAACAACCGAACGGTATCTCCATGGGGATGAGGAGATGCTCACCCTGGCAGCTCAGGAGATGGCGGATTTGAAAAATGACGAACAAATCGACAACCTAAAAAACCCGAGAAATATGATCGACCTTTCCCCAAAACCGTCCCCAAGCGCTTCGCTGGACTCTCCTAAGTGCTTGAAATCATTGAGCCGCCTTGGGGATTTGAACCCCAGACCTGCGGTTTACGAAGGCCTAGGGACCCATAATGATTTCAAACAGTTAAGTGCAATTTCGGGGGTGTCGTCGTCCCCATATTTTCCCCACTGGCTTACTGCGCTGAACGCAATTAGGGAAGCCGCTATTTTTGTGTTGGGTGGTTGCGACGACGAAACGCAAGTTCGCATCGCCGCCGAAGTGCTTGCGACGCTGGCGATTGTGTTCGCCACGCTGACGAGTGATGAGGCGCTGAAGTCACAGGCGGAGCGGGTGAAGTCAGCGAGTCAAATCGTGATGACTCGCGAGGCGCTTAGGTTGGCCAACATGGTCGGCGCCGCTTTGGAGCCGCATGCGCATCTCCTCGAAAGGAAGGTGGCGCCATGAATGAGCAAGACCTTTTAGACGCGTGGCGCGTTCTGACCGACGAGCGGCGGAACGTCGTGCGTGAGGCCGTCTTGTTCGCGTTGCGAGCGGAAAAGTTGCATCGCGATATTGCCGATCGAATGCACACGCTCATGGAGCTTGAGCAACGAATGGGCATCTCGGTCGGAGAGGACACGCACGCCGAGACGCCACGGGCGAAGGTGCTCCGTAGGGAGCCGTCATGACCGCGACCTTAAAAGCGCCGTTCCCGTGGTTTGGTGGCAAGTCGCAGGTTGCCCAACGATTGGCACGTCGTCGAATGGAAAGCCAGCGGCGGCTACTCACACATCGGCAAAGGCAAGACGCGCGGGAAAGCCAATTGCTACCGTGAGCGCATTTGGTTTTCGCCACACTGTCAGCCGCCGACGCAGGCCTCCCTCTTTTGAGGCGTAGCGCGCGGTGCCTAACGCCCATCAGGCACCGTGCGCGGTTGTGACGCATCGTGATCACTACCATCGGAGTATGCATTTATGAAGTTACGCAACATCGAACTCTTCCTGAGTGTTCTTGCCGATCTCATCAAATCGGAGGCAGAGGCAACAACGAACACCGTGCAGCCACCGACAAGGCAAGCACTTCGCCAAACGGTGAAGCGCGTACTGTCGAAGCGCGCACAAAACGAGGTCGTGACAGCGAAGGCTGACGAGCCAAAAGCTAAGCGCGGGCGACCCGCCAAAGCTCGACGACCACGGCCAACGAAGCCCTCGAAGACGGACATTGACTCGGCAACCATGACTTTTCTGGACGCGGTACGCGAATCCTCCAACGGTCTTACGGCTGAAGAGCTACGGACGAAAACAGGGCTCTCCACTCCGCGCTTTCGAGTCGTTGCGCGCCGGTTGCGTGAGCAGGGATTGATCGCCGTCGAGGGCACTACCCGCGGGGCTCGTTATACCGCGGCGCCAACCAAGTCGGAGCCGCAACACCTTACCCGTGTCGTGCGACGCAAACCACAGAGCGCCAACACCGTTGCGCCTTCCGCGGTGAACGGTCTTGCCGTTGCGTGACGAATAAAAAAACCGGAGCGCGGTGAGCGCCCCGGTCTCAGGTTCACGCGGGGGGGGGAATGCAATGAACAAGACGAGACTACGCTAACCAGCAACGGGGCGCGAGACCTTTTTTTCGGGTGCGGGTGGTCCATGCTTTACACGACGAGGACGCTTATTGCGTGCGCGGCAATCGTGCGCGAGCGAAGACGACAAAACGCCAAGCACGGCAATCGTGACCTGCCTGACGGCACTGGGGATGCGACCGCGCAACTCTACGCCAGCATCGCACGGCAACGTTGCGACGAACGAACAGAGGCAGGCGTTGTGACGTGGGCCGACGTCCTCATGGAGGAAGTTCTCGAAGCACTCGCCGAAAGCGACGTTACGGCGTTGCGAGCGGAGCTGGTGCAGGTGGCGGCGGTAGCCGTGAAGTGGATTGAGCACATCGACGAGCGGGATGCTCTTCAACACAAGCGAGCAACAGGGGAATCACTGTGATCGACTACAAGCGAGAAGGTTGGATCAAACTTTACAAGCGCGATGTGGAATGGCTTGTGGCCTTGTCGCGTGACGCCGCCATTGTCTTTTTGACGATGGTGGTCCGGTTTGACCATGACGGCGAGTTGCGTCTCGGTCCTAATCCCATGCCCATGCTTGCAACGTTGCTCGGCTTGCCGATTGACGTCGTCGAGAAGGGAATGGATGCGCTTATCGAAGCTCACGTCATTGAGCTCGACGAGGTCAACCGCGTGGTGCGTGACATCACCTTCGTCGACCGTCAGGCAACGCCGTCCAACCATGCAGACCGTCAACGCCGATACCGGGAGCGACAGAAAGAAGATCGTGACGTCACAACGCCGGTCACGGGTGACCGAAGCGGCAACGCCGACCGATGCCGACGGTATCGAGAACGCCGGCGAGTGACCGACATGGTCGCGACACGCGACATGGTCGCGACACGCGACATGGTCGCGACATGCGACACGTTACGTCACGCCGTCACCGACATGCACGACATGCCAAACGACACGTGTCGCGACATGCATGTCGACCATGTCGCGACATGCGACGGGGACCATGTCGCGGATTCATCAAGTCACGAGAAAACAAGTGTTTCGCGGAGAATTGAAAGCGTGACGTCACGCGTGACGCCGAGTGACGTTAAGAAAGAGAAGAAAGAGAAGAAAGAGAAGAGAGAGAAAACCCCCCTTGCCCCCCTGGGGGCATCCGGGACCATCGAGGGTTCGCCGGTCGAGGCTACGCCGGCAGTCGTCGCAGACGCGCAACACACGCACGACCTAGCTGACCAATCTGGTGAAGCGGCAACGTTGCCGGAGGCCAACAACGTGACAGGCCTCGCCGTGACACGAGACGGGGGCAAGAACATCGGGACGCCTTCCGGTTGGGGCAACGCCTCGTCTCAAGAGAATGGGGCGCCGGAAACCCCCTTGCCGGCCCCGCAATCGCTATGTCGCCATGAGCGACCGAAGGCGGTACGGCGGTTCGAGGCATCGTTCGTGGCGGCGGCGTACCAGGAGGCCATCGTGGCGGTCACTGGTGGCCGTTACGTGGTGCCGCGCGAGCAGGTGGCGGTTCTCGATGACGCCCTCGACGAGCATGGGCCTCGTGGCGGTTTGGGGGGTCGCGTCGAGTGGCTTAGGGGTGCGGCGGAGGCGTTTGCTCGCCAGGTTCGGGCGGATGAAGAAAACGCTACGCGCTTTCGCCACGGCTACGACCCGCGAGGTTTTTTGAAGTGGGCCAATGACGGCGGAGTGCGAAAAATTATCGCGGAAGCCAAGGCGAAAAAGGCGCGGGCGGAGGCGGCAAAAACGCCACGTTTCGACCCGCTGACCGAAGAGCTTGAGGCGGCGCAAACGATGTTCGAGCACGTGTCCCGTGGTAGCGACAGTCCGTTCTTTCAAGGCATCACCATCGAGGTAGCGCGCGACCGATTGGCGCGGGCGGAGGCGGCGTACACGGAACGTCATGGCAGCGGCGTGCATCGGGTGGCGGCGTCCTCGTCGCCTGAGGTGACGGCGGAGGCTTCTCATGGTTGACGCTATTCCACCGCATGACCTCGACGCGGAGGCCGCCGTGCTTTCGGCGATTCTAATCGAGGGAACAGGCCAGCAAATCGACGCGTTTGGGTCGCTCTTAGCGCCCGAGAAATTCTACTCCGAAGCGCATCGTCGCGTGTTCGAGGCCATGCTTTCGCTTCATCGCGAGGGGGCGCCCGTCGACATCGTCACAACACTTGCGCGTCTACGGACAACGGGGCGGCTGGCGCAAGTCGGCGGGTCGTCGTACCTGACCGACATTCTTGGCGCCGCACAACATCTTGGCAACGCCGAGGGCTACGCCAAAATCGTTGATACGAAATGGGTGCTACGCACGGCCATCACGGCGGGGCATCGCATCGCCGCCGAGGGATACGCTCTCGAGGGAGGCGCCGAAGATGTTGCAAGCTACCTCGATAGGTCGGCGCAAACGATTTTCGATTGCCAGCAGACGAACGCAAAAGAGCGAACGTGCGAACGCATTGGTGACGTGGCGAAGCGGGCTTTGCAGTCGATGATTTTGCGCCAACAAAACGGAGAAAGCAGCGATGTTGAGCCAACGGGATTCGCTGACCTCGACGAGTACATCGTGGGCTTTCAGCGGGGGCGATTTTACGTGCTTGCCGCGCGCCCTGGCGTTGGCAAGACGGCGCTTGCACTCAACTTTGCCATGCACGTGGCGAGAAGGCGCGAGGCGTCCAGCAAGCCAAAGCACGTCATTTTCTTTTCGCTCGAGATGACCAGCGAGGAGCTTGCTACGCGTGCGATGAGCACCATTGGCAACGTTGACCACATGCGCGTGCAAAAGGTTCGCCTACGTGGCGATGACGTCGGCAGTTTGACGGACGCCGTCAATGAGATGATGCCCGTTACCATGCACGTGTGCGACGATCCGAACGTGTCGCTTTACGGAATGCGAGCGGCGGCGCGGAAGATACGCGCGGACATTGAGCGGAGCGGCGGCGAACTGGCCCTCGTCGTGGTCGACTACCTGCAACTTATCGACTCGCCCGACCGGCGCAAAAGCGAGACGCGTGAGAACGAGGTGGCAAGGCTGTCGCGTGGACTCAAGAAGTTCACAAAAGAGCTTGATTGCGCGGTGCTTGCCTTGGCGCAGCTTAATCGTTCGGTGGAGGAGCGCGTGGGCAAAGCCGCACGGCCACGCCTTAGCGACCTTCGCGAGTCAGGCGCCATTGAGCAGGATGCGAACGTGGTGATGTTCATTCATCGCGTCGACAAGGAAGACGGCGAAAAATCGGAGGCAAAGGAGCACGAAATCATCGTCGCAAAAAACCGAGGCGGGCCGACGGGCACCGTGCGGTTGATGTTCGTGGCGAATCACATGGCGTGGCGCGGTCTTGAGCCATCAGAACGCGACGAAGTTGCACCCGATAGCGTGTTGCACGAGGCCAACGTTGCGCTAAAGCGTGAGCAACCGTCGCAGCCGCGGCATTGGTACGAATTTGATTGAAGAGCGCAAACATGGAATTGAGTCGTCGGGATTTGGAATACGTGAATAGCCTACGAAGGCTGGTTCTTCAGTCGTTCGTGCACGTTGAAACGTCACTCGATGCGGCGGAGAAATTCTGGGCGGAGCGCGCGACCGTAAGCGGGTCGGCGTATGAAATTCTCTGTCGCATTCGCGAGATGCGTTTTGATGCGACGCTACTGAGCGACCACGCGCGCGAGGTGCTGACTTTATTGGACGACGGTGCCGATAACGAATCGGCGGTATGAGTGACGTGAATGCGATTTTGCGAATCGTCGAGAAGTGGAACGATGATTGGCGTCACCGGTTTGAGGAGCGCGTGGCCATCATGATGTTTGATGCGGGCCTGTCGGAACATGAAGCGGTAAAACAGGCCTACGTTGACGCGCTTCGCGTTCGTGGACGGCATACGGCGATCGAGGGGGGATTATGACTGACGAGTCTATGACTTGCCTGTTTGCCGATAGCGACAGGGCGAACGGATACCTTGAGCCTTGGTGTAAGGTGCACAAGCGTGATGCGATCGCATGCCTTCGGAGGCAACACGAGAGGGCAGACATCGCGGAAGCGCGCGCCAAGATTGGCGAGCTTCGTGAACCCACGCAGGCCGAGGGAAACGCGCACGCCATCGATGACGTTTGCTTTGTCGAGTTCGGCAAATGGTTTGGGCAACGTTGCGAGCGTTGTGGCCGATGGATGTTCGATCAGGTTGCATCGGCAGACCAGTGCCAGCGGTGCACATCGCTGGAGGGTTCAGTTCTCAAAGATTTGTTGCACCATAATGGCGTCATCTCGGCAGGAAGGCCGCCGCCATTCGTTCAAGTCGGCATGGTGGTTTTTGAATTGGGAAACCGCGAAAGGCTCTACGTCGTCAGCAGTATCGAGATGGATCCCAACGCACAATCCACGCTGGACATGAACGTGCATCTTCGTGACTTGGAAGAACGTGTGGAGCGCGTTGAGCAGCCGATCTTTTTTGCGCGCTTCGTTCTGGCGTCACCATTCGTCGTCGATGCGCGGTACACCGGGCGATGGCGGTCAAATCATGTTGGTGTTGCGGAGATTGATTTAGAGAACACGATGCATCATCCAGGCGGCGAAACAAGAGTGTGAGGGGGGGATGGACGTCCAATCCTTCAAGGCGTTGCTTGGTCAGACCGTTTCCATATTTGTGCCGCAGGAAATCGGTCACGGCTTTCGTTACGGCATCATGGTTGAGGGAGCCGTGGCGGAGGTGACCGATAGTGGCGTTTGGATCAAAAAGTCAGGTGTGCGAAAGTTTATAGTTGCCGAGACTTTACGAAACGCCGAAGTCGAAGTGATCGAAGGTGATTGGGATATGAGTGACGAATCGCGCAAACAACCAAGCGAGGGCCATGGGCAAGTTTACGTTGGGATGGCGGCTTTTGACCGGCTGGCTGAGCTTGGACGGCTGGCTGAGCTTGAACGGCAGACGGTTGACCCAATGGACAAGATTCGCGAATCAATAGCCGACAAAATTAGTAACCAATACGGCTTGCCTCGAAATTGGTTGCTCGCGCTGGACGCCGAAGACTGCGAAGTCATCGGCAATGCGTTCTTGGATTTGGCGAAGCAACTGAAAGAAGCGAAGAAAACATGAACCTCATCAAACGTCTTTTGCGCTTCGATGTTTACCTTCGGCGCGACGCGCCACTTGTGACAGAGTTTTGCGAGGATACAGACTCTCTTAGCAAAGACGTTGAAATACTCGGCAACGCGTGGCTGGATTTGGCGAAGCAACTGGAAGAAGAGGAGGAGAAGATCGGTGAGACTGACAGAAGAGGAGGAGAAGAACGGTGAGGTCGCGGCCCTAAACGATGCGCTTTACGTCATAAATCGGTCTTTAGGTTGCAACGCGATTCATTTGAAAATGGACCTCGTTGAAATGGCTTGGGTGCACCCAATCGCAGGTGATGTGCTTCGTCTTCGGTTTTCCACCAAGGATTGCGAAGCGCTATCTAAAGCTTTTGCCGAGTTGATAAATCATCTGAAACAAGCGGAGAGAACATGAACCTCGAAATCATCAAGACCCTCATCGGAAAAACCGTCTACGTCATGGCCGCCAGCTACGCTTACGCTGGCAAACTCGTCGCAGTGGACGAGCACGGCATCAAGATTGAAGACCCGAGCATCGTCTATGACACCGGCCCGTGGGACGCGGAGAATTGGTCGGATGCGCAGAAGCTTCCGACGAGTTGGGTCTTTGTTGGCGCGGCGCAGATTGAGAGCGCGTTTGCGGTTGAGCGGTAACATGCGCCGCAAAAAATACTATTCCTCGTTTGGGTCGCGGTCGTGGTCGTGGTCGGGGTCGTGGTCGGGGTCGTGGTCGGTGTCGCGGTCGTGGTCGTGGTCGTGGTCGGGGTCGCGGTCGCGGTCGCGGTCGTGGTCGGGGTCGCGGTCGGGAGTCTATCAAAATTGCTAATGAGGGGAACAAGTAATGAATGAAACAAATAGCGAGTACGAATTCCCACCGTCTACGCTTGCCCATATTCGAGAGAAGATGGAAGAAGGCGCAATGCTATCCACTCAAGTAGAGATGCTAGAGGAGTTCAATGATCTTCTCGATGACCTTTCACGGGAGGGGCGGTGCGGTTGTGCTCAATCTGAGTTCCTTTCCGCTGTGTCAGCACGCTATGCCAACGCTTTACGTGGGTGCTACACTCAATTCCCCGGCCAGTCTGTCAATGAATTGCAGGAGTTTGCTAGACAGTACGCTGATTTCATGATTGAGGTATGCGATATGTATGAGTCAGTGGTTGGGGTGCATAGCGATGAGTAGTTCTTTCGAGCACCAGAAGTTAGACGGTCTGCTCGCTGCTAAGATGGCAGACTACCTTATTGCCATGACGCCGGGAGTAGATAACAAAGAGCGCAACGGATTGATTACTCACCTGTATTCTTTCCTGCGTAACGAAGCAGACTGCCCGGTGTGGGCGCACGATTTCGGCTGGCCGCCGATTGAACACGAAGAGGATTAACGTGAATCAGACTCAAATGAGAATCAACAATAAACTTTACTTCACTGACGATTGGCGTAAGGTTAAGTGTCTTTACTAATGGAAACAGTTGAATACAAGACGCTCATGAAGCGCGGTCGCAAGCCAGTGATTACTACGAAGTTGCTTGGCATTAAGCCGGGCGAGGTAGTTGAGTGGCACAACAATTCACAGCGGACTATCTACCTGCTGGCGCGTCGTAATAACCTAAAGGGAAAGTTTGCTACACGTATTATCGACGGCAAGATGTATGTGTCACGCAAGGTAGAACCCGATGCGCCCGAGTTGGGATGATTACTTCAATGTGATTGCCATTGATGTGTCCTCTAGGGCTACGTGCCCTAGGGCGCATGTCGGTGCAGTCATTGTGTCTGATGACAATCGCATCCTAGCAACGGGGTACAACGGTTCACCACCGGGAGAACCCCATTGCATTGATGAGGGTTGTGTCATGGAGGATGGTCATTGTCAGAGGGCACTACACGCCGAGGTGAATGCGGTAGCGCATGCTGCTAGGGCTGGTATTCCAGTAGGCGGATCGAGGTTGTACCTCTATGGCAGCAACGGATACCGTGAACCGTGCAGAGAATGTTTTAAGGTATTGAAAGCGGCAGCGGTTCGGTTCGTGCTGTCCGAGTAACCTATCTGGTTACGCCCGAAGTGTAGCATACCCGTCAACCTTTCGGTTGTAATTTATTGTGTTAGCCTCTAAGATTTAACAATCCAAGTCACCCCATTCAGGGGAGAACGGTGAGATAATCTACTCAGCCCGCCCCTGACATCTGGGGAGACGCCAGAGGGTGGGCAACAATGGCGGCGTCGGCGTGGCGAGATGACACGCACGTACACTCATTAGTTCTTAGTTCACCCTACTGTGTAGGGGACGAGGGGCTGGCGGTGGACGGACTGGGGAGTAGTCAGGGCAGGACTGACACGCCACCTCCAAAGAACGGATACCTTTTGAAGTACCTATTCATTGCACCGCTGCTCATGTACGGTGCCCTGTGGGCGCAACGCCCCGAACCCCCGACCATCAAGATCACCAAGGCACCCGTGGAATATATTGTTACAGATTTTACTCCGGGTGTGGAGGTGCAGGATGGTTGGGCTAGGTCACTTACTTATGAACAGTGGCGTGCAGTGTTGGTATTCCCGGAGGAGTACCAGTACGCAATGGCTCGCATCGGGTGGTGCGAATCTAGGTTTGACCCTACTTCAATCGGTTACTATGGCGAGCGTGGCGCATGGCAAGTGCGTCCTGAATTCTGGGGAGAAGTGCCACCCGACCTATTAGGTCAGGCTCGTCAGGCATCTCTGATTGTCCAGCAGTGGGGAACTGAACCGTGGTCTACTAAGAATGGTTGTGATGGTTGGGGCAGATGAATGAGCAGTTGGACACACTGTGACAACTGCGGCAACGCTGCCAAGGATGATGAACTTGACGGCTGGTACGCAGTGTTCTGCCCCGAGCATAGAAGCCAAGAACTGTTAGAACTGTCGGCATTCTTTAATGCACAAATAGTAGGAAGGCGTAAACAGGAACCACTTGAATTCTGTTCCGCCAACTGTGTCCAATCATACTTCTTTTGGAAAGATAAACTGAATGTCGGCAGTCCTGATTCTTAGTAAGTCGCCACGGTTTCACACTGCGCTGCACTGTGATTCTATCTACAATCCTAATATGGTGAACAAGATTGATAGCGTAATTGTTACCACTCTTGAAAAGGCAAAGGCCAGTGGCAAGAGACGGTGCAAGAACTCCGAGTGTATCGCCACCCCCTACTACTGGTGGAAGGAAGGGGAAGACCTGCTATGAATATAACTAATAAGTTATACCTACCAGAACCGCTATACATGGCGGTGGCTACCGCACCGTACTCGCGTGGCGAGTCTGACATCTCCGCTACCGCGCTCATTGATTCGCCCCGCAAGGTTGCACTGGAAGAAAAGTACAGTCACCTATTGGGTGAAGACATCTCTAAGATGGGCGCAATGATTGGCGGCAACGCCTTTCACGCCTACGTTAAGGGCACCGGAGAACTTGACGACGCGCTGCGCCTAACCATGAAGGTCAATGGTTGGGTGGTATCGGGTCAGACTGACCACGTTACCGGCGAACACATCATCGACTACAAGACGTGCCGGGTAGCGAAGTACATGCGCGGGCTGAACAAGGGGCACGAGGATTGGGAGGCGCAACTTAATATCTATGCCGAACTGCTACGCTCTAATGGATATGAAGTAAACAAACTTAGTATCTGTGCGTGGCTCAAAGACTGGTCTATTGAGAACGCCGGGTACGACAACGGCTACCCTGAGTCAGACATCGTGATGATTGACATCCCGCTGTGGCCTGTATCTAAGGCTCAGGATTACATCATCGAGCGCGTCCTGCTACATCAGGCTGCGCGCAAGTCACTGCCGCTGTGTTCCCCCGATGAACTATGGGGCGAGGATACGTGGGCGGTGATGCGCCCCAATGCCAAGCGTGCGTCAAAGGTCGAGAAGACTGAGCAGGATGCACAGGGATGGATTGACAGTAAGCGGGAAGCGGGAGACGCTACCGAATACTGGATCGAATACCGTCAAGGTGAACCCAGACGCTGTAGATTCTACTGCAACGTCGGTAAGGCTGGACTCTGCGACCAGTATGAGCAGGCCAAGTTGAACGAAGGAGTTGCGTAATGTCAAACTTTACTCACCGGATTGCATGGGATACACCCTACTGCTACACCGAAGTAACCTACGATACCGATGAAGTCATGACCGATGAGATCATGCAGAGCCTTGCCAATCACGCTGTGTCTATGGAGGCAGCGATGCTGGAGGTTGGTGGCGGCCCGCGTCAGTACTCTCCTGCTGGTCAAGAGGCGATGGCTAACGGTGCTGTGCCAGTGGCGGGGAACCTGCCTAGCAACAACGTAAGTGGCAAGACTTGTAAGAACTGCGGTGGCCCCACTAAGGCTGGTGATTGGCGCAATGGTCAGTACGGTGTATCCCGTCCGTTGGAGTGCCTGAGCGGGTGTCTCAACGAGAAGGGCTACCCTCTGGCTACGTGGGAAAAGAAGAAGTAATTGCCGCGTAGGGACAGGCTGCCGCCGCATTCAGTAGATGCTGAAGAGGCAGTGCTTGGCGCGATTCTTGTCGAGCCTAGCGTCCTAGACAAGTGCACCATAGCCGGGTTGCTTGCGGAAGATTTCTTTCGCGAGCATCACGGCTGGGTGTACTCGGCAGCGTTAGCGTGTAGGGATGCCGGGCTAGACCCCGGCATCATTACTGTTGCGGCTGAACTAAACAAGCGTGGAAAGTTAGACGAGTCAGGCGGGGAACCGCTACTCGCAAACTTGGTAGCCAAGTGTCTTACCCCTATCGGGGTAGAGACGCACATCAAGATGGTCGGGGATACGGCTCGACTGAGGCGTACTCTGGTAGCGGCTGGGCAGATTGCCCAACTGGCTTACAGTGAGGAAGACCCTAGTTCAGTACTTGAAAAGGCCCAGTCACTTATTGGTGGGCTGGTTCGGGTCAAGGACAGCGGGCTAGAGAAACTTACTGGCGCTCACGTAGAGCAGGCGGAAGGCCCAGAGTGGGGCATCCCTGCTATTGATGGTGTGACAATGGGGATGGCACCGGGACGCATGACTATCATCGCTGCACCTACTGGTCAGGGTAAGTCTATGTTGTCCGGTCAGATTGTCAGGCAGTTTGCTGGTACTGGTGGGCGGGCGGCTATCTTCACGATGGAGATGTCTAACCAAGAGTACCTTTCTCGCATGGCCCATGCTATCTCGGGGGTGCGGATGCGTTCTTCCAAGAGCGACCCTGCATTTACTGAGTTTGAGCAGGAGCAACTGAATGATGCACGTTCGGTTATTGACAAGTGGGATTTGTATTCGTCTGACAAGTCTTCCGTCAGTGCCAACGGTATTGCCGCTTCAGTTAGGGCGCTTTCGAGCGAGCGCCCGGTCGGGCTGGTGCTGATTGACTATCTGCAACTGATGGCCCGTGGCGGTGATAGCCACACCAACGACGCAGAGGCGCTGAAGGCCATTACAGGGGCTATGAAGGGCCTTGCAATGGAGGTCGGCTGCCACGTAGTGATGGTTAGCCAGATGAACCGGGCTTCCCTGAGCGAGATGCGCCGCAAGGAATCAAATCTGGCGGAGTGCATCATTACCGAAGAGAAGTTTCCGATTCCATTTGCCGAGTCTCTAATGGGTGGGGCGGTGGAGAATGATGCTGACTTACTTGTCATGCTTCAGAAGCACCCCGGAGAACACTGTTATAATCATGTCGAGGTATGCGTGGTGAAGAACCGGAACGGTATCACCGGGCATTCGATGATGATTAGCAACTATGCACTTGCTAGACTAGAGACAATGGATTTGTATGCCGTTGGGCGTGTGGCATCGGGTGACTTGTACAAGCATCGCGCCCTGCTGAAAGACCAAGGGTTGTATATCGGTGACTAATCAATACCAGATTCACAAGGTAAACGAACAGTTCTCCGTAACTCTGGTTCGAGAACTAGAGGAAGAACAGATGCAGGGCTACGAAGAGGTGGCACGCTTCGACTCTCTGAAAGAGGCGACTAACTACGCAGGAGAACGTGGCGCAGTCATCATTGATTTTGATGCACTGTTGACAACTAACGCATAATGGATTGTGTGCATCACTGGGTTATTGAATCTCCCGGTGAGGCGAGGGAGCGTTGGAATGAGCAGTCTCTCGAAGGCGAAGGCCAGACTTACCAGTCTCGATGCAAAAAATGCGGCGCTGAAAAGGATCACATCTCAGACCGCAAGTTTGACTACCTTGCAGAAGAAGTCAACAAGTCTAATTTCTTCCCAGAGGACATGCCGGAAATGCATCGGAGGGCTAGTCGTCGGCGGCTGGGGCGAGAGTAGTTGCATCAACTGTGGCTGGGCGGAAGAGTACGAACTGAACCGCCGCTACATGGAAGGTGTGATGGCTAGGATGGCAGAGTCTGGGCTGTCTATCCAAGCAGAACGATTCAACTTCGAGAAGAAACTTTCTCTCGGATGAACTTGCATTGCCCTCGGTGTGAGCAGTGGGTGCATATCTCACAGATGGTCACTGTCGAGGGTGATGGGTATGACTACATGGTGTGCAAGCCTTGCCTGACGAAAAAGGATAAGCGTGCCTGAGCCCCGCGTCCCCACCAAGTACACGCTCAAGAAGTATGGCATTACCGAAGAGGATTGGCGTGCGATTCTTGACAGGCAGGGTGGTGTATGCGGGGTGTGTGGGCTAGTGCCTGAGTCTGGCACGTTGCACATTGAGCATGAGCATGTCAGAGGTTGGAAGAAGATGCCCCCTGAAGACCGGAAGCGGTTTGTCAGGGGGCTTTGTTGTTTCACCTGTAACACCCGGTGGGTAGGGCGGGGCGCTACGCCCCAGAAACTACGCGCTGCCGCTAAGTACCTAGAGGAATACGATAGGCGCAAGTATGAAACGATCACCGATGCGCCGAACCAAGGGGCTGAACAAACAGTCAGCAAAAGGAAAGCAAAACCATCAGGACTGGATAAAACGCAGGGACGAAAAGTTAAGGGTACATCCATCCTGTGAGGGTAAGGGCGTCATTGAAGGTGACTGTTGGGGGTGGATGACAGTACACCACAAGATGCCACGTAGCATGGGTGGTACGCAGCATGACGACTCGCCGCTAGTAACGCTCTGCGTTAAGCACCATGACTGGATTGAGGGGAATAGGGAATGGGCGAAAGAGCATGGGTGGCTTCTAAGGAAAACGTAATGTGGGGCTGGTGTGACTACTGTGATCCATTCGGAGAGTTCACGCCAGCGTACCTGTCAAAGAACATGCCTACTGTAAGGTATTATGATACCTACAAGTTATGCCTTAGTTGCAAGTGTGTTACTATTATCGAGGACAGGGGAGATGGTTAACTCAGCACTCCAATGTAAAGAACGAGGTGAAGTCATGAATACACCTGAACGCGCCCCCACGCCGGAGCCGGTGACACCTGACCTAGAGGAAGCGCGCAAAGTGCTGATGCGGTCGCACGACTGCTTTGAATGGATCGCGCGATGTCAGGACGAGTTATCGGCCTTCGAGGCTGCTGCCATCGCAAAGGGCCGCGCAGAGGAGCGTGGGCGTATTCAGACACAGGAGTGCCCCGAAGAAGAGCCGGTGTATGCCAGAGACATCATCCAGCGCATGACCGAGGCGCTGATCTGGTGCGGCGGCTCTCCCTCGTTCGGCCCGGATGGCGAGGCTCGCGAGGGGTGGCTGAAACTCTGTCGCCCGCTGATTGACGAGGCGCTGCGCTTGCCGCACGACCCGGCCCCTCCTACCGAATCCGAAGCACGCCAGAAGATGATCTACGCCCCTGCGGAAGTCCCTGCAAGGGATGGTGAAGCGTGAGCGATCAGCGCCCGCTCCTCCTGCTGCCCGAGGTGGCCGAGGAACTGCGCGTGAGCGTCGGGACGCTGCGCAACTGGATTCGTGACGGCAGGGTGCGCGCGATTCGGCTACCGGGCGGCACGCTGCGTATAACCCGCGCCGAGTTCGATCGCGTGGCTGCATCTGATGGGAAGGTGGAGTAGATGGTTAATGTAAATCCGTGTAAGGTAATTCCAAACACCAGCATTGTTTCTGGCATGCCTACAGTAAGTGGTGGGCCGTTCCCGCAAAGCGTAGTAATGAACGTCACCAGCCCGTATGGGCCGCGCGACCCTATCTATACCCCAAACGGGACTACTTCAAACTTTCATTTTGGTGTAGACTTTTGGACACCGGGGCAACAGCCACCGCTAGTAGCAATGACCGACGGTGTAGTCCGACTCTCTGTTGCTGGTGATAGCATTGTTGGCAACTGGATTCGTGTTGAGAACGATGAATACTCATGGGAGTATTATCACCTCGACCAGCCGCCGCCACTTAAGATTGGCGATGATGTAGTAGCCGGTCAGGTAGTAGGTCAGGTGGGCGCAACTGGCATGGCTACCGGCCCTCATCTCCACCTCGGCATCCAGCAGAACGGGTCAACGGTAGACCCCATGCCGTTCCTTGTAGGCGGCGGGCCATCCGTATCAATCACCCCTGAGTTCCGTCCATCACCGCCGCTGTTCTCTGAACAGGGAACATCCCTTGTGACGTTTACTGGCGGCACGTCAACAGACATTGAGAACCTTGCACGTCAGGCTGGCGCAACTGGTGCATGGGTACAGGACAAGACTGGCAAGTTCCAACTCTTGATTGTTGACGGGCCGGACTTCATGCGTCAACTATTTGATTCAGCGTTTCCCACGCCGTTTGGCGTGTGTGCAATTAGCCTTACGAAAGCATTGGGAGGAATGTAATGATTAAGTATCTTTGGAACAAACTGCCATACGAAGAGCAGAAGTTAATCTCTGGTGCTATTGTCGCACTTCTTGCGGCAGGGGCGGTACGCACCATGGAAGGAAGCATCGTGGTTGACACGGTAGTAGCAACTACGGTGCTGGTACGGTACGCAACCGACAGCATCCAGCGTGCGCTTGAGCCCAATGAGTAACTACATGAGTACCGAGGGGGAAGACCTCGGCAACTGTGGCGATCCGTCATGCGATTTATGCCGCAACAGTAAGACGATTCTAGAGCGGGCTGCTGATGCCGTGTTCAATGACCGGCAGGAAAACTACGGGCATCCGTCTCGTAACTTTGCACGCATTGCCAGTCTTTGGAATGCGTATCTAAGTCAGTATGGCACAACAAAAATTGCCTCTGAAGATGTTGCTATCATGATGATTCTCATGAAGGTAGCGCGTCTGATTGAAACCCCAGACCACGAAGATTCTATCGTGGATATTGCTGGCTATGCCGAGGCATACGCCCGCATGCTGGGCATCGACAAGTAAACCCTGTGGCGGGGTGAGGTAACGATGAAACACTTAATCGTAGATGTACCGACTAACGAGGTACATCTGTACCCCATCTCTGACGTTCAAGTGGGCGCAGCGGGTGTGGCTACGGAGCAGTTCGTAGCCCACATTGCTGAAGCAAAGAAAGACCCACTGGCAATGTTCTTTGGAGGGGGCGATTACACTGACTCGCTCTCACCGTCCAACAGGAAACATCTCAAGGCTGCGTTCTTACGTGGTGATTTGTACGACACGCCAGAAAGTATGCTTGAAGAGAAGGGCAAGGAACACGCCCGCGAGTTCCTTGAACTGGTAGAGGGTACTGAAGGGCAGTGGAATTTCTTGCTGAAGGGGCACCACCTTAATGAGTACAAGGTGCAGAACTCTGACGGTACTCATACTATCCGCACCACTGACCATGACATTGCCGAGGCTTTAGGTGCCCCATATCTAGGGGAACCCGGTGAGAAGATTGGTCAGGCGCTTATCTCTTACCGCTTCCCTGCACACGTAGCGGGGCGCAAGCGCCCTGTGATGCGTATGTTCGCCATGCATGGGCAGGGTGGGGGCGGTACGTGGGGTGCGCCACTCAACCAACTGGAGAAGATGAGCAAGGGCTTTAACGCCCACGTCTACTACGTAGCCCATCACCACAAACTGCTGTCCGGTGCTACGGTAAAACTCCATGAAGGCCCCGAGGCTACCACGAGGCTGAAGGCTACGGACTCACGGGTTGTGGCTGGCGGATCATGGCTGCGCGGGTACATCCCCGATGAGATTACCTACGCTGAGGATGGCGTTATGCCCCCTCTCGCCATCGGTGCCCCGGTTATCTACGTAACATCCATGAAGGATGGGACGTTTAGGATTAAGGTACTGACGTGATGCACGTTGCCCGCGCCGCATCTAGGCTGAGTCCAATCAAGCCGAAGATGGGTGCTGCTATCGTCAAGGGCGGACGTGTGCTTGGCGTAGGGTACAACCGCCCCGGTTCAACCCAGTGGAATCACTGGTCAAGACACGCAGAAACTACCGCCATCATTGCAGCGGGGGATTGCAGGGGCGCTACGCTGTACGTGTACCGCGAGCATGGCATGACCGGCGAGCCGATGATGGCGAAGCCATGCTCAGGATGTGAAGAAGCCATCTCTCTCGCTGGTATCAGGCGGGTAATCTACACTAAGCCTGAATAACAGAAAACCCCCAGGAGGTGGAGCCGGGGGTTCTCTGCGGAGAGGGACACGAGGCGAATCGGCCTCTTTGAGTATTCTAGCCAACGACGCATAGGCCGTCAACCCCCTAATCTTCTTCTTCCTCATGCGGGAACCACGTAGTCATTAGTGAATCAATGCCAGCGTGTAGCAAGCCGATAGCGTAAGCCGCTGGCACTTCGGTACCAAGCATCTCAAAGTACCCGGCTTCTTCGTCATAGACAATGACTACGGTGTAAGCCTCTGGGTGTTCAGCAAGAGTCTCACTCAGGGCAGTCATCATTTCCTCTGAGTTGGTGGAACCGAGAATCTTTTTTACCTCATCGTTAATGTCAAAGTCCATGTTACTGACCTAACTTATCTCTGATAAAACCCTCGGCAATAGTTACCAAGAAAGCCGCTGCGCTACCTATCCCAAAGACAGTAGCAGGGTTGGGGGCGGTACGCTCCTCAATCTTGGTTCTTAAGATTGCCAACTCTTCGAGTACACCCGGCTTGCCATTACCGTATACGGTGTGAGACATCTGTTCGATAGCCGTAATGATGGCGTCCTGCTTTGTCTCTATGCGCGCCAGCCGGTCAATAACCTCATCGCTCATGGGTTAGCCGGGATGCTTTCTAGGGAACCTTGCCCAGCGGCCACCAGTACCCCATCGCCAGTCCATCGGTACGTCCACGTACCGCCCTGATTGATAACAAAGTCACAGTAGTAAACGCCTGTAGAATCCTTGGTGATTTCAGGGTCGATACCGTAGACGTATGTTACCTCCGTACCATCGGGAGCGTGGGTGGTGAATTCAACATCGGTAGGGTCAGCCTCATCCGTATACAAGTCCGTAAACGTAGCGGTGATTCTGACCGTATTCCCCTGAATATATGCGGCGATTGGAGCACCGTAGTTATTCATTAAAATGCCTGACTTTCTACTGCTACGTTTGTTGCAGTCACTCTAATCGTTACTAGAGTGTAAGCACTGGTTAGGCTCACACTACCCGCAAACCCTACTTGTTGACCTGTAAGAACCAGCGCGCCGGGGGTGGGGCGCACCACCGACAATAGCCTTGGAACGCTGCCAGAGAGGACTAGTGACGCGCGAGCGGGGCGCGTGACATATGTTAGGGTCGGCGTGCTAAGGCTGGTAGAAAGGGCTCCTGCGGCTGGATTGATTGAATCCGTCAGTGACGGCGTTAAGCCAGTAAGGGTCAGGCTTCCAGCCGTTGGCCGAAGAATGGACTTAAGTGCTGGTGTGCGGCCAGTAAGCGTTAGAGACCCAGCAGACGGTGAAATTACAAAACTGATAATAACGCTTGGCGTCTCACCCGTAAGGGTAAGCGAGCCAGCCGCTGGATTAATCAGATAACCAACTAGGACTGTAGGCGTCGATCCGCTGAGGGTAAGCGATGCTGCCGCTGGGGCAATTTTAAGGGTGATGCTGGGGGTAAGCCCAGTAAGCACCAATGACCCAGCAGGGGGCTTAATGTATTCACTCACAATAACTCCGGGCGTTTGCCCGGTAAGGGTCAGACTTCCAGCAGCGGGCGCAATCTTAGATGTCAGCGATGGTGTTTGGCCGGATAGCGTCAGCGATGCGGCAGCAGGCTTCAGCGTCGTCTTCAGCGAGACTGCCTGACCCGTTAATGTCAGTGCCCCTGCATCGGGACGCAGGGTTGACTTAAGTGTCGGCGTTTGCCCAGTAAGCGTCAGGCTGCCAGCGGCAGGTGCAATATATTTACCTACATTAACCGATGGCACCTTGCCAACGGTGTTAAGCGTAGTTTCATTCAGGTCAAAGTCATATCCGGCATCGTCAAAGTTAAATCCGTCATAGATAACATATCCGGGAGCCGGAGTAATGACGTAATTCATTTACCAGATTCCAATTAAACCGGCAGCGGCTTGTTACTAGAAGATACAGTAACAAGCATACCCGAAGTCTTAAGGACTCGGATTGCTTTAGCGTTGACGTTTGGTGAAAAGTTTACAGTTACCGTATCGCTGTTGACCAGCGCAGAAGTAGCCGTGGCTACGTACAATGCTACGGGTGTACCATCGTTAGATGCTGAACCAGCAGTGCGGTTTTGCAGAAATGCTTGGTTGTAGGTATTACTCTTGGAGTCTACAACGCTGCTAATGGCACTTGCGCCAGAAGTACCAGAGTTGTCAGCGGCAATAGCAACAAGCACAAGTTCATTGGCGCTTACCCCGGTAGCACCAATAGTCGCAGCGATATTTGCTGAACCAGTCTGGTTTCCAGCCCCAACGAGCGACGTGACGACAATTGCCAATTACGCGCTCCCCACGCTCCGGGACATTCTAGTCCCGGAGCGCTACTGTTTACTCTGTCAGTGGCCTTACGCCAGCGTGAACAGGTTGTTGCTGCCGGACACCGTAAGAGAGTTACCAGCGGCAATCGTTACGTCAGCCGGTGCAGAGTCTAGGGTGCAGTAGCACAGCACGTTACCACCGGACTCGTAGACAGCAGCGAACCGCGCTGTAATGCCAGAGCCAGATGCATTCCATGTTGCGTCAGTGATACCAACAGTGACAGTAGTAGTACCAGAAAGAGAAAGCGTAACCGATACACCACCAGTAGTGTAACCGTTAGCGTTCGACACTTCGTTGGTAACGCCAGCGTAGGTGGTAGTCGCAGCGCCGAGGTTAGACGACGAAGTAAACAGCGCCATCTTGTACGTGTCGCTGTCAATGTCGAACGTACCGTTTAGAAGGTACGTGCGGCTGTTGTTAGTAAACGTCCATGCGGAAGGTGCGGCCATTTAAGATTCCTTTACAGATAGAGTAAGTTTTGCGGGCGAAATAACAACTTGATTGCAGGCGCATCGCCCCCCACACTTGCAATCATTTACGTCAGCGTTGTTGTTTTCCAACCCACTGTCCTATCAAAGATAGACAACTTGATATCACCACTGTCTAGCCAGAAGTACGTTAGTCCTTCTGGACAGTTGGTCTGAGTAGTAGGGTCGCTATCCGCAAAGGGAATAACGAAGGAGCCAAGCGCCAACTGGTTAGCAGTTGGGTTGGTGCGACCAGCGTTCGGGTACATGTTCATTAGATGTACTCCGACTGACCGGTGTTCCACATGTGTAGGGTAAGTTCAACGCACTCGATACCGTTACCGTCACGAGTCTTGAGGTCATGGCGGTTACGCACGTCGGCTACCATGCCCCACCGCTGCTGTCCACCGCCACCGGGAGGGATGTCGTCAGGGAGGGTGATACGGAATGGGCCACTGGACTGCTGGCTCATCAGCAGCGAGAACGTGTCCATTACTTCGTTGTTGGTGTAGTTGGTGCCAGTTAGTTCGATCAGCACCACAATCTCTTCAATGATGGCGGGGCGTTCGTCGTACTCTAGTTCCATCTGCCCGTTGATTTCAGGCGGGGTGGAAGAAGAGTTAGACCCACCGGCTACCTGAGTAAGCCGAGGCTTGATAGTACGCCCGGTCATGGATGCGAGCGGGTAGTAATTCAGGACTGGGTAGATGGTCTGAACGCCGTCATCATAAACAGTCCCAATGTCAACGTAATCGTTGCCATCTTCGGGGTCGAACACTACGCCAACAGTCCAATTGTCACCGGGCTCCATGCTTACTGTGCGAAGGCGGACTAGGCGTAGGGTCTTCAGGAGGTTGGGATCAACGTCCAGTTCAGTCCCGTACCACGTTCCGCCCTCAGTGGAGTACACGCGGGTTGGCATGAGGTCATCACGGCCAATACGAGAGATAGTCTCGTATGCCATGTTGCTGTCTTCGCCCCACATCAGCGTGGTGTCCGCTGTGCTGTTAGTGGAGAAGATTGCCTCGACCTGAGTGTTTGGCAGGTAGTGCATGGGGTAAAAGTCAGGCTGACCAGTAGAAGCCGTTTGCGCCCCGTATGCACCCTCGGCGGCAGACGTTGAGAACACGCACCGGTAGATGTAGGTGTCATTGCTGGTGGTCAGATAGGCCACGAACAACTCACCACGTTCGGCCCAGACGGCTGTAGGAACCCCGTTGTGACCGGTAAACGCGCGCATGCGCTCTCCGATGCCTACAGGGTTATCGGTCGTACCATTGACCGCACGGAGGCCGATGTCAGTGATGGCAAAGTTCCAGCCCCATCCGGGGTCAGCCCACTGTGCTCCATTAAGAAGGGACTTGTGGTTGGCTAGGGCGCGGGACAGGGGGATTGGCTTGCCTTGGTCAGTAAAGGTGTATAGCCCAGTCTCGCTACCGAAGAAGGTGAATGGGCCGAACGGCCCAATGCCGGTAGCATTGACCAGAGGGTCGCCAACCTGTAGCGGGGCAGATAGTGTTTCAAAACTATCTAGGGTGTAAATAACCCAGTTGTTGTTAGTACCGGCAGAGTTTGCATTGATAAACCACAGCCGGTCAGAACCCGGAACCATTGCCGTACCGTATACAAGAGTATTGGTAAGATCTTCGGTGTCTGTGTATATAGCGGAAGTAGATGTAACTCCGGTTCGCGTTTGGATAGGCTGAGAACCGCCAAGGCCCACTCGCCCGTATCCATACCAACTTGCCGCACCTGCTACCGGTGCAGACCATAGTTGTGAGTTAACTGCACTCCATGTAGGAATGTATACCTGAGTGCTAACATACCCACGATGAGCAAAGATAGAACCAGCCTGCTCATCAAAATATTGGGTATTTGTAATCAGTGGCCCTGAGTCAAAGAAGTAGTCACTTTCATCAAAAACAAACTCATCATAAATAGAGTAGCCAATTGATGGTGACGGGTCTTGGCCGCTAAGGTCAATTGCGTTTCTCGCACCCTTTGAGATAAGGCGCTTAGGCCAGCGGGTGTCTAGGTTCTGTACGTAGTCAGTGCGGAGCATGCCTCCAGACATTGACTGACGAGAGGAGCCGATTGGCCCCCAGATATCCCAAGATACTCGGCGTAGACGAGCCGGGTCGGTGACGTTGGTAGCACGGAAGTTGCGCTGGATACTCCGCGTGCCGCTTGGCAGCAGAGTCTCAGAGACGATTGCGTATCGCCTTCCGTCTAGAGACAACTCACCGACAGAATAGTCTGGCAACTACGCAATCCTCTGTGCAAACATCCAGCACCCAGTACCAAATGTAGTAGTGCTGTTAGAGGAGTTTTGCGCCCCCTGCAATGTCACCGTTCCAGCATTAGAACCATTGACAACTAATAAGTCTACTGTAATTAAACCATCACTTAGCCATGCTACGTTAATAGTTCCAGACTTACTAGAATCATATGCAAGGAAAGAACTAGAAAAAGATGATGAATTTGTTTGCTCTGGTGGTGCACCACTTGGTAAGGTGGTGGGAGTCCCCGTGTTGTCATTTTGATATGCTGGCCTAATACCGCTAATTCGTACGGCAGTCGGAGAAGAAGGCCCAGTAAATTGTAGTTTTACTCCACCTGTGCCACCGTATGTAATAGGTAAATTATACCTAGCAACATATACGCCACTTGCGGCTGCTGAAAAGGAAAAAGTACCGCTTGATGCATTAATATCAGCAAATGTGGTGCTTGTAGTAAACGTTTGAGAAGATGATTTGTACTTGTAAGTAAAAGGGCTTGCAACAGCCGGGATTCTTTTATCAATCTTTGTAGTAATGTTTGCGGCTACTGTCTGTGCCGCTTCTACTTTGACCAGCGCGATTGCAGTTCGATCGCCTAGCGTTGGAACTGATGGGGTTGCGGCTGCTGTGCCGCTTACAACCACTGCTGCTCCAGTGTTGTCAATTGCCAGCCATGTCCAGCGCGGGTTAGAGCCATCGGCAACCAGAGTCCAAAATGCCGAACCGCCAGTGACTGAAACAACAGAGCCGAAGTGGGTGATTGAGCCCGACGCGCAATCTACTGTCATGTTAGATGCAGAGTAGGTTGGGGCGCATCCGCTAATAACGTTGTATAGAGCCGTGTTGCCCTTCAGCATTCCGTCTGCTGCGGATACAGGCTCAATGCTGGCTACGTTAGTAAACTGGTATCCGCTCATTAGAGTCGTCCAAACTTAACTTCAGTTACATCTAGGTCAATTAGCGGTGCAATGATTTTTTGTGCCTCTGATTCAGTGTTGCATGAATCAACAATCTGCCCGCGATGCACTACTTCCCATGTTGTCTTGCTATCTGCGTCCACTCGCTGAATGAAGGTAAACGTATCAACCTTCCGCTTTGCGGCGGAATCGTCTAGTGGCATTACGCCCCCCTGATTTCATACCTGACCGGAGGCTTCGGCACCGGCAGACTTACAGCATTGTTGGTAATACGGTTCCACACGCTTGCCTCTGCGTTCATCACAGTGTCAAGACGTGCGCGGTCTTGGTTAGGCTTGTTAGCCTGTAGCATGAAGCGCAGCAATCCAGCGGTAAGGGCACGGCGGAACTCGTCCGGCACCACGCTTGAGTCTGATGTCATCGGGTATGGAAGCGGGCGGCGAGAGTACACAATAATCTGGCTGAGGATAGCCGGGTACTTTTGCAACTCAATAGTAGGTACGCCACCGATGTTGCGAACGACGTTGTTAATCTCCGACTCGTAATAGAACTGGGAGCCAGCGTCACGAATCTGGAAGGCGTTGGGCGCAGCGACAGTGTTCTGCATGAACACGGCAGCGTGGAACTGCGCCACTCCGTCAGCCTCTAAGACAAGAGTAAACTCTGTCTGACTGGCGTTGGGCGTAACGGACAGGGAAAGGTACTGAGGTACGCCGTCACCAGTGTGGTAGTCACTCCATGTAGTTGTGTAACCATCGTAGATACCGACGCGCGCATTGTTAGGGGTATTTGCTACCACCCATGCAGCACCACGGATAGGGATGTAGACGGGCGCAATGCGCCTTGTAAGCCACTGTACGAGTGGCTGGGAGAATGACTGGGTAAGTTGTCCGCCAGTAAGTTCGGCGTAGTACGCGGAACGCAAGCCGCCAGACTTTTGTTCTACCGAACCGCTATCGAGAGTCCACCCATCTGGTGCGTCAGTAGAGCCATTCCACCAGAGGGCAAAGTCTTCATTGTGCAGCGATACTGGCGACTCGTCATAGAACACAGCATCAACGTCGCCGGAGCCTTCTAGCCAATCCATTGTGTTCAATGGGTACAGGTCTAGGTTGGGCGTAGCGGGGATAACCTGACGGTACGTCAGTCGGGTGTAGTCAATAGCCTTGTCTAATGCAAGGCGGAATTCATTGAGGGTGTAGTCTTCACGGTTGACTAGGATGTACGACTCACCAGTTGGTGGTGATACTGAACGCGCAGCAAACGTAGCCGTTCCAGTGGCATCGTTCCACCCGGTAATCAGCCGCTCCTTGTCGCTTTCATTGGTGGCGTCGAGGAAGATGAGGCGATCCCCTAAGTAGTAGGTGTTGTCGCCTGTAGTATTAACTAATCCTTCTAGTACGGCAGTAGTGGCGCTACCGGAGAGGACTTCCCCGGTGCGCCCGCCAATGCGACGAGCCGCGATGGTAATAAGTTCCTTGCGGCTAGTTGCCATTAGTGAACCGTCACAGTAGAGCCGGGAGTTAGTGGGTACCACTGGCATACCAGCGTGATAGCGCCAGCGGTTACGCCGTTGGTAATAGTAGCAATAATGTCAAATCCACCAGCAATAATGTGGAAGTTACCGCCTGCTGGAATCTCATCAATGTGAGTGGTGGGCGTAGCGTCCGCCCACACGTACCCAGTGTCAGGAAAATTGCTAGGGTTGTTGAGCGTAGTGGCTGGTAACAGATGCCCGGTGTTGCCGGTTACACCGACTGCGATAGTCCCCGTGCCGGTAATAGCGGCGTTGCTCCATCCAAATACTCGGACGGCTACATCGCCAGTTACATCAAACAGGGTCAGGGGCGATGAAGTGGTTTGCCAATCAACCGACATGTCATCGCTAGTATAGGTGGCGACGTTCCAGCCGCCCGTAAAAGGAATTGCGTATGGACTCGTCACTTCGTCACCTTCTTGGATGCTTCACGATTGAGGCGTTCGATCTCTGCTTCAGCAGCCCACAACTGTAGTTGCAGTTCGCCAATCTTTGACCTAATAACCTCAATCGTGAGTTCCATTTAACTTACTGCCAGTACGGGAGCCACGAAGCCACGCCAGCAACCTTGATAGGTAGCCAGCCAGCCTGAGTCTCCGATGCTGGGCGACCTGCGCCGCCAGCCTTTAGCAGTGTTGCTGTAGAACCAGTACCGTCAGCAACGCCCGTGCGGGCGAAGTTGACGTAGTTGCTTGCTGCGCTACCGACGTTCACATCACCGGTAGAAACCCCACCGATGGTGATTGCGCCGGAACCCTTGGCGTTGAATGTCATTGCTTCGTTAGTACCAGAAGAAATAACTTCAATCGCTACATCATCTCCCTCCGCTGCGCCGGTAATCTTAATACCGGTTACAGCGTCGGTGGTGGCAGCGTCTACCTGAAAGATGTAGTCAGTGCCGGTCTGCGCTACAGTCATAGCGTCAGCGGCGTCAGCCGTAACGTTGATAACGTCAAGCGCAGCCGAGTTTACGTAGCCCTTATTCGTAATGCCGGGGATAACAACTCCACCGAGTAGAGTCATTTCAAACCCCCTTAGTTACCAGTCGGGCGACGGTAGCAACCAACAATTGTAGTGTTGGTAGCAATGTTGATGCGAATAGTACCGTTGTCCTGAACGTAGCGACCAGCCGGGATAACTACCATGTATGGCTTGTCAGCCGTAAGGGTAATTGCCGAAGAGTTGCCAATACCAGAGTTCTCAGACGGTGGCTCATCGCCAGCAACAAAGGTTGCAGTAGCGCCGCCAGCGGCGTTGTAGAACGTAAAGACAAGGTGGCCCGTGTCACCCGCAGGAGCGGTGATGACAGCGACGTTTCCCGCCGTGACCGAAGTGCCAACCGAACCGGACGAGAAATCGCCGGACGAAGCGTAGCCAACGGTCGAGAAGTCCATGTTAGTTACTGCGACAGCAGTGTCAGCCATTTAAGTCTCCTCTCCCTTATGCTTCAGTTACGTCAATGGACGCCAGTGCGTAAGGACGAGTGACCTTAGCGCCGTAGACCATTAGACCGAAGTTGTTGGTGTAGAAACCGGTGGGCGCTTCGACCTGCTTAAACTTCGTAACCTGCTCCGCAAAGGTAGCAGCGTCATCGTAGCCAGCAATAATGGTCTTAGAGCCGGGGGTACCGCCGTCTGGGGTGTTCGTGGACACGTACACGCGAAGGCCAGACACAGTGTCGATACCAAGGATGCCCTCACCGTACTGAGAGACGTTCTCCGGGGTACCGAAGGACGAACGGCGTGGGTCTTTCTTAAGAACACCGGCATACCACGGGGGAACCACGCACCAACGACCGTCCTCTGGGACGAAGTTGTTGCTGAGGGTCACAGCGAGGTCAACAAGAATCTCAAAGGCGTCGTCGTCACCAGCGCCGGTGCCAACCGAAGTGGCAGCGGTCAGTTGGTTGGCGGCCTGTACGCCATCCTGAAGAATACCTGCAACGTACGTGTCAACCTCGACGCGCATGTTGTAAGCGGCACGGCTCATGGCCTCTTCCATGATGCCCTGTAGCGCCTGAACGTCGTCAACGTCGTCGTACTTGAAGCCGAACGTGCGGCCCTGATCAGCGATAAGCACGATGTCAGTCGTGGTTAGCGTCTGAAGGGACACGTCGGTGTTGCGGGTGTATGCACCAATTGAAATGTCAGCGACGGTCTGGATGCGAACCGAGTCGCCCTTTTCCTTGAGGATGCCTTCGTACTTGCGGTTGCATACGTTGGCGTAAACGAGAACACGGCGTAGAGCGCGCTGAAGTTCCTCAGCCCAAAGTTGAGGAATTGCACTCTGTACCGTTGATGGGTAAAGCGCCATCTTGGGTAGGTTCCTTTAGTTTGGCCCTAGCCTAGCGCAGCCCTGAAGAGTACATCTCGCGCTTTCTTGAAGTCGCTATCCGAGAGTTTACTCATCCAACGCTGCCGGTCGGCATCGGACATGTTGATAATTTCTTCTGCATTCATACCTCCAGCAATTGCACCTGACGGGGTAGTGGGCGCATTGGTGCGCCGGTTACTCTGTAGGTTGCGAGCGTTCAGTTCGGTTTCGACTTCCTTTTGAACCTTCTCGGCAATTTGCTTGTAGAGTTTTGAATCCTGCGGGACTTCATCAAGGGAAAGATCGGTTAGTGTCTTTGACTTAACTGTCTTAGCGGCGGCTTCCCACGTCTTAGAGGCAATGTCTACCATGCCATCCGGGTTATCTTCCATACTATCTAGAATGGAGCGGATAACTCCCGCCTCGGATTCTCCGAAGTTATTAAGAGTGGCTTCAACCCACGCCTTGCTCAGTTGAGACTTAACCCAATCCTCATTGGCTTTGACCATGAGTGGAGTCTGCTTGGCAAGTTGAGGCGGGATGTATCCCGTTTCCTCAATCTGCTTAATCAGATTCTCGTGGTAAGCCTGAGCCCGTGCGATAGACCCCATATCCTTGCGGAGTTCTGATTCAAAACGCTGACGGCCAATGTTTTCGCCGTCCTTGCGTTGCTTTTCCAGAAGCCCCTTTAGGTTAGGGAACTTGTCCGCAATCTTCAGGATTCCTTCATCGGATTCCAGCAGACTGGGATCGAACGTTGACCCGCCATCAGCCACAGCCTCGTTACTCCCGGCCACAGCATTCAGGTCTGGGGTGGTCGCACCATCTAGGTGTTCACCCATTCCCTCGGGCTGCTCCGATACGGCAACGTCGGACTGCTCAGTAGCAGTATCTGGCATCTTTCTCCTCGGGCTATCTGTATAAACAGATTAGCCAATATCCTCTAGGTTTGCCCCTGAAGGATACTGGCTAATTGTTAATCTGTCAACACAGATAAACGTTTAAGGAGTGCCAGCCATATTGGAATAAATAGCGTAAAGCAATTCTGTTTGGTCTTTAGTAAGTTTCCACTTTGTCTTATCAGTATCTGGCTTAGTTCTTTCTTCGTCAAACTTCTTTAACGCCTCTTGGGGGTGGCTTGCCATCCACTGCATTTCCATGAGGTTTTTAAGTTCGTTGTAAACTTCTACATACGGGTGCTGTTGAACCAATTTGTTGGCTTCAATAGAAGCAAACTCTTTTGGAATACCTCGGCCAATCAATTCCTTAGTAACGCCCTCTAAGGTGTTTTGATACCATTCGCCGTAGTTCTTTGAGTCACCCAGATCCTCAAAGTTTTCTTTCATAACGCCCCAAGCAAGGGGGTTGATTCCCCTGAACTGGTCTTCGGGGGTTAACTGCTCATACCGTCCACGCTCAACCTGCTCACCAACGGTAAGCGGCGAAGCCTTAACACCAGTCAAGCCAATAGCAGTCTTTGAAATGGGCTCTGTGCCAATTTCAGATACGCCGAATGGCAGCAATTGTCGCAGGAAATACTCAGGCGTACCGACCTCTTTGCCAGTAAATGTCTTACCCGAAAGCAAATCCCAAGCAATACCAACTGCCGGGGAGGCTTTGGTGCGGGCAATGTATGAGAAGTCACCCTTACCGGCAGAAGAGATAGCCCGCATCAGGGAGTCCCATGGGCCGAACAGGGATACATCGTTACCGCCAACATCACGGATACGCATGAAGTTTGGGTCGTCTGGGTTGAATGAGGTTTCCTCGCCACGGGCAGTGTTAGCAGCGTAGGTTAGAAGGGTGCCTACGCCAATTAGATTTCGTAGCGACTTAAAAGCCTGATCCCTAACAATGGGCTCTCCGCCTAATAGGGCGCTTCCCAGCAGGTCTAACTGAGATTGGAAGAATCTAGGGGCGAACGTTGCAATTTCACCCAAGTCTCCAGCAAAACGTCGGTTTGAGTAACCAGTCATCAGGTTGGAAAACTTAGTAATTTGCCTCAGTTCGTTTTCAGATAAGGCCCTTTCGCCAACATTCATGGCCCGGTAAAGTCCATCGTTTGAAAGCAGCCTGAGCGAATCGCCAAAAGAACTGAACGCACGTTCTGATTGAGCAACGCCGGGTAGTTTGCCTACCAATTTGCCAACCCTGCCAGATGCAGATGGGCTGAACTCAGTAACTCCACCTGAAATTTTGCTACCAAGAGAAGCCCAGTCGGCTGAGGTTAGCCTGCCCGCCTGCCTTGCAGAATCATCAAATGTACTAACAAATTTACCAAAGGCGTCAGGGTCAGCGATAGACTGAAGTGCTACCTTCATAGCCTTGCCGTATTGAATGGGGTGTGTAGCGGCTCCTAGAAGCCCCTGAATGCCCATGAATGACAGGTCGGCAGATGCACGTAGCCCGCGCATGATGTTGTTAAATGCTTTTGTAATACCCAGTACCTGAGAACCGCGACCAGAAAGTTGCATCTCTTGGTTAAGGTATTTGTTGGCTACGTTAGATACTTCTGCCGGGAATGAGGAACCGGTTAAACCGTAAAGACCAATAGACCCGGCTCCGGGTTCTTGAGAAGCGCGCTCTAATGCTGTCTTCCAAGTACCACGAATCTCGTTGAGGTCGGTTTTAGTTTGAATAAGAGCCTTCTGTAAATCTTCGCGGCTCATGCCAGCGTACGTGCCGCGCTTAACAGCGGCTGGCAACGCTGCTCTTAGTTCTTCAATGTCAGTAAAATCTGGGTCGCTGATAAAACGCTCAATTACCCTAACGGTGTCATCGTTAAGGCTCTTCTCTGCTACTAGCAATTTCTTCAGAGAGTTATCAATTGCGTCTTTCTTAGCAGCAAGTGCGGGGTTTGAGGCAAGCAGAGATTCCTTAGCGGTCATTCCAAGACCGCTTTCCTTAAATTGGTTAGTGGCCCATTGGTCGCCTACGCGATTGCCTAAATCACGAATGTAAGATTGAAGTGACTCTGAGAATGGGCTGTAGGTGTATCCCTGTTGGATACCAGTTGCCATTGTTCCAAATTCTTCAGGGCGCTCAAAGCCCTTCTTGGAACCGCGCATTGCAGATGAGGCACGAACCAGTGGCTGATCTACGCCTTCTTCTAAAGCACGACCACGGGGAAGGTAGAAACCGCCATCAATGATGTCAGCGCGCATGTTGGGCGTAACGCCCATTTCGGTAAGCGCCTGATTGAATGGCGCTAGTTCTTCACGAAGGCGTGTCAGCCCAGACAGTTGCTTTTCATTAAGGTCGGGGGCGTATAGTGGCAACTTAGCGGCAACATCTTGTAGGGTGGGCGCACCCCCGAACTGCTTGAGCCCGCCATTCTTGTCAGTGTCAAACAGGTTGTATACATAGTCAGCAAGATTACCAATGCGATTTGCTTGAGAATCTGTAACTTCTCTAATACGCCTGCGTTCTTGCATAATCGGCGTAGAGTATTCGTTGTCTAGTACCCCGAACCCAGTTGTTTCTTTTAGGTGATTTAGAAGTGTCTGTGTTCTGGAAAGTTCTGGCTCTACGTTTTTAATTCCAAATACAGATTCGGCTACTGTTTGCGGCTTAAATGCTTTTGCCGCTGATTCCGCACCAATACCCTTAGTAGCAAGGCGTGATGCTGCCAAACCGCCACCAAGTAAACCGCCAGCAACACCAGCGGCTAACTGTGCGTCTTCTGAAAGACCGGCCTTTTCTGCTAGATACTGACCGCCCTCTGCGCCGTATGTGCCAGCAAGGTTTAACCCTGCCGCGCTAAGAGCCCTTGCACCAAACGAGCCAATCTCTGGGCTGGCACCTAAAGCCTTACCGGCAATGCCTAGACCGCGTACTCCAGCAATGGGCGCAGCGCCCACACCGGCAGTAAGGAAGGTAAGTGGTGACGCCCCAACGTCAAATGCTGTACGCGCTAGACCGCCAGCATATGGAATGCTGCCGATGGTTTCACCAAGTTCAGTGCCATACTGCCTTCCCTGCGGGGAGACAAGGTTTAATGCGTACTCAGCAGATGACAACCCGCGTAGAGTGCGACCGCCAAAATCCCTAACCCCTTGAGGGACAACGCTTCGAAATAAATCAGCAGCCTCGCCTAGAAAACCTTTTTGCTCTGGCTGTAATTGATAATTACTTATACTTGCAGATTGCTGAGTTGGTGGGTTGTAGATGTCTCCCGGATACAACGGCTCAGCATAGAGTGGTTCGCTACTGCTTTGTTCTGGTTGGCTATTTGCTACTGAATACCAAGAGTTATCATTGACCATTGAAAATGCCAGTGTTGTTTTCTGGGGTAATCTTTGGCTTTGTTGAATTGGCGGCGTGCGTGGCTAGTCGCATTACAGCAAGAGAAAATTCAGTGGGCGCACCGCCATTGTTTACAGCGTAATTGTCTACTTGAAGAACATTACCCGGATTAGAGTATTGAAACTCTGGGTACTGCGTCTTCATGCGTTGCATACGCTGATGAGTCCACTGGGGCGGTTCTGACATAGCCATTATTTCTTGCCCTTGTTACGCGCCGAGATGGCCTTAGCCTTGCTCTTGGCGTCAGCCTTAGACGAAGCGCCCCACGCCTGAAGAGATAGGAGCAAGCGGGTTGGTCGCCCCTTTTCGTCACGCTCTGGCCCCGGTGAGTTACCCATTCGTGCTAGGAATGAAGCGCGTCGTGGGTTGTCGCCCGACTTGACTGGTGGCTTAAGGTTGTGACCTTCCGCACGAGCGGAGGCCCTTCCCTTCTCATTAAGGCCGCCAGCGGGGTTCTGGCCTTCCTTACGCTGCCAAGCCGGGGTCTTTGCCATCTACTTCTTCTTGCCCATCATGCGCTTGGCCTGCATCTTGTCGAGTTTCATGTCGGCCTTAGAGCCTTCCTTGTAACCCATCTTCTTGTCGCGGGCCTTGTCCTCACGGGACTTCTCGACCATCTTCATAGCCTTACCCATCGTCATCTTCGCCATTACTTTTCGCTCCAAATCTTAGCCTTGTTAGACTGAACAATAACTGCTGGATTCTGCATTTCGTCCATCAGGCGGGTCTTGTGTTCTGGGTCGTGCATGATTTCACGGTGCGTTTCCATCATGCGGTCTGGGCCGGTGTATGGCTTATGCATTACTTTGCTCGCTTTCGTCCGGTTGCGGACATCTTCGCCATCTTCTTCTCGCCGTACTTCTCACGGCCAATAGACGCTGCTACTGCTGCCGGGTTCTTGGCCCCACCCTTGGCAATAGACTTTTCGAGGGCGGCAAATCGACCACCGCCACCCAACTTCATGGACTTACCGGCCATTACCCCTTCCTACTCTTCCCTGCTTTTGACAGGGCAATTGCAATTGCTTGTTTCTTTGGCTTGCCAGCCTTTACCTCAGTCTTGATATTTTCTGAGATAACCTTCTGGCTTGAACCCTTACGGAGTGGCACTACCGAGCCTCCTATTCTGCCGTGTACGTCAGGGAAATAGGGAAAACCTTGTACCGTGCTAGGCCCGGTAGTGTCACGCCGACCTCCGCGTAACCTGCTGGCTTGCGCCTTCAGGTGCGAGAAGCGATGCTTGACGCAGGAATGTTTGCGCGGGGATACCGCGAGCCTGCGCGTTAAGAGAGCCAAGGATTTGCGCCACTACTGGGTCAGTTCCCGGAGTAGATGCGTATACCGCACTTGGCAAGTTTGCAGCCGTCCACGGAGTGCCGCTGAGGGCATTCTGTAGCGACTTGGTTAGGAAGTTGCGGGCTTCGGTTGTATCCTGCATTGGAAGTTCGCCAAATACAGAACCGTCAGTTGTGCCATTGGCGTAACGCGGGTAGTCCGTACCTTCAGCGTAACCTTCTAAACCAATAACATCCATTGGGTAATTATAACCCGGAATGTAACCGCCGCCAGATGATGCACCCATTTCAGCAATACGCTGCTCTGGAGTAAGCGGTCGCTGATAATTATCAAATCCGGTAAATCCCCGCTCTTGACCCCCCGGTGTGGAGCCATACAGGCGGCTTAAGAAACGGCTTGCCCCTCCTAGGGCATTCAATGCAAGATTCCCAGCGCCGAATGCGGGGGCAAGCATAAAGTTTCCAAGTCGTTCTTGACCTGCGCGAAGGCGCTGGTCAGCACTATATCCGGGAAGAACTTGACCGGGCTTTTGGTAAGCGTACTGACGGTTTGCTTCATCAATTGCTGCTTGTCCGTAGTAGTGCGGGCGGCCTTGCGTGGTAACTGCATTAAAGGGGGCGGGTACATAACCCATATCTTGTTCGCCCCAGTTATATACTGGGGGAGTGTAACTTAGTGGTGTTTCATAGTCAGAGGCATATGGGTTAACAGGATTTTGCATTTGCACTACTGGAATTACAGTAGTAGGCAGTTGCATGCCAGTTGGCGCTTTTGTTTCTGGCGCTGGCGTTGGAGTTGGCGAATATCCATGACTCTTAAGAAGGGACAGGGCCTCATCTCCGCGACCCGCAAGTGTCATTTGTTCTAAGTACTTACCTAAAGCGTAACCAGTAGGCTCATCTGTACCGTCAGCGTATCGTTGCGGCATGGTGCCCCCAAAGTATTTTGGCAATTCATTGTTAGGCACCACTTTAATAGGGGCCTTAGTTGGGTTGATAATTAGTTCTTCAGTACCGGCTGGCTTGCCATCACGGCGATCACCAACGATAAACTTTTCTTCGTTGGTCATGCCGCCTTCGGCCATGCCGCCACCGCCGCCACCTTCCCCGCCCCCGCCACTTCCGCCTTCTCCACCACCGCTACTTCCACTTGAAGAAGGAGCCGGTGTTCCTCCGCTTCCCCATGCACCTGCAATAGCCTGACCATTATAAGTAGCGCCACCAACTGGTACATTAGACTGGATCATACCGCCACCAAAATTTGTAGATGTTGGTGTATTGGACGTGGCGGTTGGATTAGGATTAAAAGGCTTAGGCGGTGCAGTTGTTTGGAAGTTTGGCATAGTCATTCCGGCAAATTGCGGAATATTTGGAGCCACAATTGGAGTGTAAGTAAACGGCGACCTCATTGCCCGGATTTCTTCACGAAGCCCGAGGTCTTGCGCCAGTGGTTGCAGCGACTCGTCAGTAATCTGATTGCCTTGGGCAAGGGCCGTGTTGGCCCTGCCCCAGCCGCTGTTAGCAAGCAAGGTAGAAGCAAGTTTAGCGCGGTCGCCGGGGTCGGCGGCAAGAACACCAATGTCTTTAGACAGTGCAGCAAGGCGTTCTTGCCTGCCAGCCTCAAATTGTGCGGTAGCCTGCTGAACTGCAAGTTGGTTGTTCTGGTTTTGAATAGCAACCTGAGCGTTTAGGTTTGCCTGAAGCGCCTGCCGCTGGAATTGCATGTCATTAATCTTGGCAGAATTTTCAAACATGCGCTGCTGAGTAGTGTTGTACTCAGCAGTTAAACCTTGGGCTTGCTCATATGCGCCCTTGTATTCTAGAAATAATTGAGCGCGTTTAGCAATTCCAATTTGCTCGTCTTGCTGATAAATTTTTCTAGTTTCATTGGCATTAGCAATATCGTCTTGAGTTTTTTTGTATTCAAAACTCTTTAGCCATTGTTCTGCCTCTTGCGCCCGTTGTGCTGCTGCGTTGGCAGCAGATACATTTGCCCCGTACATAGAAGCATTGGCGCTGATACGGGCGGAAGCGGATGGGTCTGGCGCTTGAACGCCAGTAAACCGCATTACCCCACCGGGAAGCGCCAATACGTATTCCCATTGGTTGCTTCTGCTGTTAAATCCAACCTGCCCAGTTAAATCACCAGTGGGTGGCCTTGTCTCATCTGGAACAAAAACAGGCTTACCGCCTACTAATTTCCATCCCATTATTGTTCTCGCTTCATTAGCGGGGATTCATCCACGTCGCGTACATATTGTTTAACAAGGTTATCATATACCCTTGGGGAAATTACTTTTAGCATGTCCATTACTCCGCGACGCGCCATGTCTTCTACACGGGCAATGCGCTGGCCTCGGTCTAGGGGCTTATCGCCCACTGTCTCGCCGTCTGGCCCAAGCATTGATGCAATGAGTTCCTTGGACAAATCAATGCACTGGTCAAATGCCTGCTGTCGTACTTCGTCCATCAGTTCTACGTTGAGGTTAGGCAAGTGCCGCCCCTGCCATGAGGTACTGGTTAGCCTCTCGTCTGCCAAGGGTTTGTGACAGGTCTGCCGCCATCCCCATACCGGGCTGGACTACACCAGAACTGTAGGCAACGTTTGCCCCACCGCTAGGGCCACCGCCCTGACCAAACTGTGCCGCTTCTCCAGTTTCTGAAGGCCGCATAGCCTGAGACTGCTGCACCATCTGCTCAGCGGTAGCAATTGCGTAGTTAGGGGATTCATTTAGTAGGGCGTAATTGACAGCGCCACGTACAGAGTCGGCCACAACCTTGATGATGGGCTCAACGCCGCCCGGCTGCGGGTTGGGGTTAGCGCCCGGTGGGAGAATGCCAGACATGACGTAGGTAACAACCTGCTGTACGTACATATCAATGACGGCTTGGCGCGAATCCTCAGTCTTGTCGTATTCCTCAAAGAACTTCTGGTAGTCAATAAGACCGCCCTTAAGAAGTTCGATACCCTGCTGTACGCGGATAGTGCGCTCGCCGGGAGTGTCAAGTTCCTGTGCCACAACAATGGAGTCGGTCAGGTTTTTGGGATCAAACTCAATAAGCGAGCGGAATTCACGGCGAGAACGACGTGAACCGGGAGCGGCAAAAAAGTAGATTGGCACATCGAGGTCGCGCATCCAGTCGTGCCACATCAGGATGATTTGCTTAACAGCCTGAGCGTGGTTGTCTACCGGCTGGCGTAGGGTTTCCTGAGACTGCTGGATAAGTTCACGCACCTGCCACGCAGCGGCGGATGCGCCAGCAACGCCGGAAGTTACCGGTGAAGGCATCATCTTGTCTAGTTGCTGTAGGTATACTTCAAGCATCTTCTCAATTGACTTAGTATCAATTGTCAGTTGCTTCAGGGTTCCGGGGTACGCTGCCGCCTCATTGGGGTCTAGTCCCGGTACTTCACCCGCTTCAACCATCTTGGGCTCACCGTCTTCAGTGCGAAGGGTTGAGCCATTGGTTAGTTCTACTACCCACCGGGGGATTCCATTGAAAGCGGCAGCGTTAGAAGCAAGCGTAAGAAGTTGGTTAATCTGTGGGACAATACCAAAAATCTGGTTCAGGGGTGTAGAGAACTCCTGACCGTGCAGTGATACGTCCGTCTGGAAGAACGGAACTTCTACGACTGGACAGGTTGGTACACCCATGATTGTGCACCCGTGTTCACCACGCCAGATTTCTGTCGCGGTATCCACTGAACCCTGCCCAGAGATAAGGATCACCTCCTCTGTGCGGGTGAAGAAACGAATGAGCGTATATACGTCAGACGATTCCCAGTCAGAGTTAAGGGGGGCTCCCTTCGGAATGCCGCCAACAATCTGGCCCGTTTTCTTGTCAACAAATAGGCCGTAGCGATCCATGTCCTCAGCGTCGATGCCCTTGTATTGAGCAGCGGTCATCGCCAGTTCGGAACCCGGAGCGCAATACTCGTAAGGAATTTCCTCAATGATTGCGGCCCACTTGATGCCATCATTGTCTTTTTCGCGCAGTACCATGTCGCGCGGGTATGGCTGGACAGTGAACAGTGAACGCCCAGACTCGAAATTCACCTCCATCGCACGCTTGCGACGGGCTGACCAGACATCGCCATGCTCGGCGTAGACCATCTTTCCGCCCTCTTCGTGAGGAACGGAGGCAATTAAGCCTTGCTTCTTGAGTTCTTCAACTTCTTCTTGGCTCTTGTCCGCGTACATGATGCGGTCAGGAAGGCCGAAGTTGGCGTCACGTGGGAGGGTGAGGTAGTACCCAGCCCCACCTACAGACATGGCCCAGCCCATCTGCCACTGAGCGTCACGTCCACCTGACTCAACCCACAACTGGGAGTCTAGGCGCTCCTGTGCGCCAGCCATCTTGTCTACCGTGTCAGAAATGTTGTTCTTGGTAGTAATTGGGATGACAGAAACTTCGGGGCGGTTCGATGCAATGCGCGCAGCGTAGTGCTGTGCAGCCTTAGCCGGTGCGCCAATCATGGAGCGGATGGCTAGAGAGGTCTTCTGGAAGGGCGCAGGGAGCAGGGTGCCGGTCTGGTTGCCGTCTGCAAAGTCTGCGGTTGCTTGGTTAATAAGCGAACGACGAACCTTGAGGTTCATCATTGTTTTTTCGTGCGCGTATCGGGTACGTTCTAGCAAACGTACAATACGGGAGGTAGAAAGCGAGTCATCCGTCACTCAGCACCGCCATGCTTGCGGGAGTGGGACTTCATACCAAAATCAGACTTGGCTTCAAACCCACAGGTTGAGCAGATAATAGCATCTTTAATGCTAATTTGTCTACTCTCTTCAACAATTGGTGGTGCAGTCTCTACTGATTTGGCCTTTACAAAGAATTCATCCGGCCATTTCTTTTTAGGCACACACATTCGATAATGTGCGTAATCAGTCTTAAAACGATAGCAGTTTTCACAACGGCTAGACACTGATATCTCCCCATCTCACGCCACTCTTGCGCCACTTACCAAAGGCAAATACTTCCATAATGCCCTCATGGCCATCGAGAGTGTGGTCGATGGCAAACTTTTCCTTGGGCGAAGTCTGTCCACAAGCGCAGTGGTAGCGGTAATCGCCATTCTTGTTGGGTACAGCGATGTCGTTCATACAGCATGTCTCCGTAGCGGCTTGCCGCTGAGGGTTCTATTGGGCAGTTTTGTTACACCGCGTAGCGCCCACGACAGTTCCATGATGGCGTAACGCCGTGCGTCCATAGCGTCAGCGTGGTGGTTTACCGGGGTCTTGGTGGAGTACCGGGTGCGGTCATTTGGGTCAGTGCGGTCTGACCAGCGGTATCCGGGGAATTCGCTAATAGAGTTTTTACATTCGGGGCTTATAGTAAGTTTGTCATTTTCCAACAGGAACGCAACCATGCCAAGGCCCTCGCCTCGGCGGTTGTCAGCACCACGAGCGGGGATACCTTGAGCCTGAAGCGTAGAGATAGCAACTGGTTCGGTCGGGTCACAAACAACAGTGCCGATTGGGTATTGGCTAAGGAAGTTGATCAATTGATCAACGCCCACCGTGCCCGGTTTGTAGAACTCGGCGTACTGATGTACATGATGATGTGAGTCCATCCCAAGGACTACGATAGCCGTAGGGTCGCCACCACCAAAGTCGATACCCGCTACCACCCGAATGCAGTCCTCAATAGGAACCCGCTGCTCCCCCACATGGCGGTGCCTATCGAACTGCGGGAACACCAGCCCTTGTCTGGCAACGAATGCATCGTCTTCTGAGTCTGGGTAGAAGGCGTCAAACTCCTCCGGCATGCCGGTATACGCCGCACGTTCTACCGCCAGCCACGCCTCATCACGCCCCGGACGCGCTGACCAAGGGATGAATACAGCGGTGTAAGGCGTTTCGCCCTCTGCTGAAGCCATGTACAAATCATGGAATAGGCCCGATGGCCCAAGCCTTGGGTTAGCAGTAGATAATGCAATAAACTGTCCACCAGCAGAAAGAGTAGGACGAAGAGCGGCATAGTTGGATTCTCCCCACGGGTGAAAGGCTAACTCGTCCATCACTGCTAACTGGAATGTGTACGAAACGCCAGCATCCTCTGACGACGGCAGGGCCATGATGCGCCCACCGGAGTCAAACTCAGCGTCGTCCGTCCTCCAGTTCACAATCCCCCTCTTGGACGGAGGCAGGGAGAACCATGCCCTCCGGCACCGGGTCAACAGTTCCCGCGCTTCTCTCTGACCTACGGAGAAAAGGGCCACTCGCCACCCTGAATACATAGCGCGGTACAGCGCATACAGCACAATGGCTTCCGACATGCCTAACTGGCGTGCCTTTAGGATGATTTCGGAGTTGCCCTGTTCCCACGACTCAAACCGTTCTAACTGATGCGGCCAACCTGTGAATGGAATTAACTCAGGCTTAATGGGATCGTCAGAGAGAATACGAACTATCTTAGAGAACTCAGTGACCGAAGGAGGTTTGGCCCGAGCGGCATCACGTTTCTTAATCAGCGAAATAGCCGCCAGTACCTCTAAGGGTACGTCGGTGGTATGAAGCGGCTGTTTGGCGGTTCTAGGAATCTTGGTTCCCGGACTTCGTGAACGGATAATACATGTTAATCATTATTACCCGACTTAAGCATGAGGTTAATTCTCTGCGCTTCTTGGATAAGTTCTGTTTCGTCTACCCCGTAGGTGTTAGCAATAAGCGAGATCGCCCGCACGTCCACTTCCCGCTTGTCACTAAACTCACGATGACGCTTGGCAAGGAGGGTAAGGGCTGAGACACGGGCTGCATGCGGTGCCGTTGGGTCGGTCGCGATCGCCCACCCCTCTCGAACGATGTCTTCAGCCGTTACCTCTGCCCGCTGGAATACTCGGTCACGGACTTTATCTAGTTCCCGGCTAATCCGTGGGTCTTTCATCAGCCGAGCAGCGGTTACGTCGGCGCTTCCTGCTGCATACCCGGCCCGGATAGCCGCCTGAGTCCCATTGTTATCAATAAGGTACTCTTGAACAAAGCGGGCTTGCTTCATTGTTAACTTAGGTCGTGCTGCCATGGTGATAGTGTATACACAAATTATCATTTGTCAATAACATGTGAAAATAACCTAGCATAAAGTGCCTAGTCTAGAAAAATATCCTGTATTTTTTCAGGAGTCTAATTACCTAGATTACTGACTCCTGTATTTTTACGGGGCGCTATGGCGTCTAAAGCGGGCTAAAAACACGTGGGCGGCACGGCCCTAAGGGGCCTCACGAGCCCGCTTACTCGGGCGTGGTACTTAGTGCCACTGCGCCACGGAAGCGCGCTGTAGACGCTTCCTGCGGGCTTTAGGCGCGGTTCTGATTCCCTTATTGCAGTGGCAGAAAAGGTGGGGGCTGGATTTTTTGTTGCAATTTGTAGCGGGGATGTCCCCCCGCGCGGCGCCGCCGTCGCGGTCGCCCGTCTCGCCGCGGCATGCCATGACGCGCGTGTCATGTATCGCTTGTCGTGACAGACAGAACAGCGTAACCGCCTAAGCAAATTAGCAGAATCAGCCGGGAGCGAGGGGTACCGGTACGGGGTCGGGGTATGACGTCACCTGCGACCGGGCCAGCGTGCCAGAACATCCGTTCTCCAGAACATCTGTTCAGCACGTCTGTCCTATCCGTCCACTTGCATATACGTCTTATCAATTCCTAGGTGGGCGCATCGCGGATACCCTACCTAGGTATGGCATCACCAAGTATCAACAAATTGATAGCACCGCCAGAAACTATCACAACTTTAATAGAAATTGACCCTAGATATCAATTTAATGTTACACACGGCGCGGCTGGCCTGCTTAACTGTCTCCAGTGGCAATGAACACCGGACACGAACGGAAGGGACGCACGAATGAACGCGGTGATGGTCAAGTCTGGCGGTCGGCAACTCCCGTGGCGCTTCGGCAGCGATCAGCACAAGCGCGCGATCCAGCGTGCGGACGCAATCGCGTCTCGCTGGCAGGTGGTCGCCAAGTAGAACGCACGTTCGAGTCTGGGGCAGAACGCTTGTTCTGACCCACTCGCGAACGGATGTTCTGTTCGGGATAAGGTATCGTTATGTTCACCGAGGGCGCATTGCGTCCGTGGGAAGTGCTGATGCGCGATCCCATCGGGCGGCAGCCGAAGGCTCAGAATCTACCGTGGCGATTCTCCGGGCGTGCTAGCACGCTGAAGATCAACGGCGTCGAAGTTGCGCGCAAGCCGCGCACGGTGAAGAACACGCGTTCTACTAGCGTCAGGCGAACTACTGCGCCAGTAGAACGGACGTTCGACAACAACGCCCGGCTGGAAATTTCCCGCGGAATTCGAGCGAATCTGGCGATCTAGGTATTGCACTTAGTATCGCGGCATGATTTGATCCTATTAGTGAAGGGACGGCACAAGTAATGCGGGCATACCACTTCCTGCAATACGACATGACCACATCTAGTGGGGACGAACCCGCGTGGACGGTGGGGGAGACACGCACCATTCCCGCTAACCGCAAGATCATCCCGTGCGAGTACGGCTATCACGCCTCGCCTACGCTGTTCGATGCGTTGACATACGCGCCGGGTTCTATTGCTTGTGTGGTGGAACTCGACGGCGACGTAACCCCGCACGGCAACCCGCCGGACAAGTACGCCGCACGTTCGCGGACGCTGATTGCCGCTGTTGACCTGACGGTTGCGTTGCGACTGTTCGCTGCTGACTGCGCCGAAAAAGTCCTCCCAATCTTCGAGAAGGAGCGACCAAACGACGACCGCCCACGCAAGGCGATCGAGGCAGCGCGCGCCTACGCCGGAGGCGAGATCGACGCTGCGGCGGTGGCTGCGGCGTGGGCTGCGGGGAGGGATGCGGCGATGGCTGCGGGGAGGGCTGCGAAGAGGGATGCGGCGAGGGATGCGGCGAGGGCTGCGGCGAGGGCGTGGGATGCGGCGTGGGCTGCGGAACGCGCATGGCAACGCCAGCACTTCAACGCCACTGTCCTACCGCTACTTACTGCTGAATGAAGTTCGTTGCTGCGAAAGGAATCTAACCG